CTGACTCTAATTTGAAGATGCAACTTGAAGCTGTAAATGAAAAGATTGGATATAAGTTTGAAGACATTAATAGAGAAGTTATTCAACTCAATAAAATATTATCTATGGTTGAAGCCACAACAATGACTCTTGAAAAGAATTCATTTAACAATGTCACTATGATACAATTCCAAGGATTGCAAGAATTAATCTATCAACAAAAAGACGCGCTTATGACTTTAAAGACTGATAATATGATGGACAATCCTTCAATGGAAATGCCTCCAATATTTTATGAGTTACAACATAGATTATTTGAATTGGAAAGGAGAGTGGACGAGTACCACTCAGGCAATTGGAATTAAAAGGTATACCTCCTCACACAGATTTCCCATGTAGTTGTGGTCGTTCACCTATTGGTAGATGCGTAGGTTGGCATAAGTATACAGAAGAAAGATATATGGAAGTCGTAGAAGAATATAATGCTATGCCAGAATCTCAAAGAGTAGGTTGGTTATCCCCTAAAGCTATTGATGGGTTTGGTGAATGAGATTTATTAATAATTTTAATAAAGATTCTGAATGGTCTAACGGTCGTGTATATAAAGGTGACGATTGGTTAGGTAAATTTCAAGGTAAGAACTTAGACCGCCGAGTAAATCGTAATAACATCTTTCTTTCCCTTTACCGTTATATCACCAATCTTTTTAGAAGGCATTGATGCTGGTAATTGTTCCATTGTCATAGAAGAATATATTGTTGGATGTAATTTATAATCTCCCCTACCTGCTGTTGCTTCTAGTCTTGCTGCTAGATTAACTGCATCACCTATCACACTAAAATCAAATCGTGTAGTAGATCCCATGTTACCGATAATTGCTGTACCTGTATTCACACCGGTACCAACATTAATATCAGGTAAACCTCTTTCTTTATATAGAGCTTTTAGTTCTAATGTCTTTGCTTCTATTTCGATTGCAGACTTCACTGCCATCTCAGCATGATTAGGCATATCAATAGGTGCATTATATACTGCCATGATACAGTCACCCATAAACTTATCAACCATACCACCATTTGCTAATATAATATTAGTCATATGATCTAAGAACTCATTTACTAATACGACTAACCCTTCAGGGTCATCCTTGTTCTTGTAGAATTCACTAATAGGTGTGAACCCTATAATGTCCATGAATAAGAATGACATCTCTTTCCTTTCGCCACCTAACTTAAGTAACTCAGGATTCTTTTGTAATGCTTTGACTTGACGAGGATCTAAGTAATGTTCAAACTGTTTCTTAATCTGTTGCTTAGCCCTGAACTCTACTATGAATCTACCGAACGTTGCAGTTAAACCTACTAATAATAAAGTAGCCATTGCCATTGTAACGTCTATAAGGTATAGATATTCAGTCCAAGCATAGTACGATCCATATAGGAGACCTGATGCTCCTGATGTAAACATGAGGCCAATAATCCAATAAGGAGCAAACCTACATAAGACTACTATAGAAAGACCTAATATAATGGTTGTTAATAGCTCGGCTGTTGTTGCCCACCAAGGCCTTTGTATAACATCCCCATCTAATAACGTTTGGAGTGATACTGCAGCTGGCATAAAATTAAACTGAGGACCTGTAGGAGAAGCTATGATACCACCGATACGTGATGTCATACTTCCTATAATAACTTTTTTACCTGCTAAGGAAGATAGATCATCACTTGCTGCAGATACTATATCGAATTCTTTATTCCATCGTAACCATATTTGTGCATTCGCATCAGGTTTAATTATAGGGAAACCTTTTACCCTCACTGCTATTATACCACCTTCATTTACTTTAACTGCTGCACTTGGGATTCCTTTCTCAACCCTCATTACTTCTATTGCCATTGAAGGATATACATCATCGCCGATAGCCATGAATAGTGGTAATCTTCTTACAACACCATCAATTTCTGGTACGGTATTTAATACACCAACACCAGCAGCATTTAATCCTAATAAAGGAATAGGGCCTAACATACCTTTCCAAGTATATAACCAAGGCAATGGATCACCTATCTTTGCTATACCTCTTGGTACTGGATTCTTTGATTCTGGTAATTGAGTAGAACCAACCTGAGCAATGATAACACCTTGAGCTCCAGCCAAAGCTTCAGCCAAAGCCATATCACCGCCTAATCTATCCTCTTCAGTCATTATTATAGGGATAATTATCTCATAAGCTCCTGCTTCACGTAAATTCCATACTAAATTAGCTATTATTTCTCTTGACCAAGGCCACTGTCCATAGGTTTCCATGGCTTGCTCATCTATAGCAAGTATACCTATGTCATTTGAATGGACCATTGGGTCAGTTTGCATGATTAAATCAAACTGTTTGAGTCTTGCTATCTCTCCTATCTCAGTATCACTATAATGAACATAACCCATTAGGAGTGCTATGATTAGTGGGACGATAAAAGTTAGTCTAGACATAGGTTTATTTATAAATATACACATGGCTATATTGAAAGGATTTTGACATGGAAGATTATTTAACACTGGTTGCTGACTTAGGATTCCCTATTGTTGGCGCAGGAGCGGCGGGTTACTTTGTTTATCTAACACTGAACTTTATATTAGATGGCGTATTAGATGACATTAAACAACAAAGGATGTTTGCTCAAGCTTTAGATAATAGAGTGAAGACAATGAATAGTGAATTGATACGAATAGATGTAAAAATGTGTCAAGCTTTTGGAATAAGACCTGATGTTGATCGGATAGCACGAGCAGATGGTAAGACTGATGCTAGGAGAGATTAATGGATGATTTAACAGTAGGTAATAGTTTAAATATAGGACAAATAGTTGCTGACTATGGTTTTCCAATCATTGCCGCAGCGGCTATGGGTTATTTCATATACTTTATATGGACATGGGTATCTACAAAAGTAGATCCAGTTATAGGGGATAGTCACATGACCCTAATCGCTTTAATTGATAGAGTGAGAATGTTAGACAATGATCTAATTAGATTGAATGCTAAATTAGATATGATATTACAGGAGAAGGAAAGGAATGAAGCAGCTAGGGATAATATTACTGTTAATCACATCGATCCAGGCAAGCGCAAGTAGCTTAAGCTTTGGGTTTGGTAATCCTTCTTTTAGTGGGAATGGCTTCTCTACACATGCGTTATCTATAAGTCAGTTAGAATATAATCGTTCTACTGATATTGAAAAGGCAAAGAAATCTGCTGAAGCGAAAGCGATACGTGATGAAGAGAATACAATCGTAAATAAGTTTATTACGAATGTTGAGTCAAGAATTTATGCAACACTATCTAAACAGTTAGTGGAGAACATGTTTGGTATATGTAGTGCTGAGGAAGTAGAAGCAAGTACATGTACGGTCACAACAAGTGGCACAGCAACATATATGGGAGCGACAATGGTTTGGGCAAGAGATGATACGAATAATACTATCACTCTACAAATTACGCAGCCTGATGGAACGACAACGGAAATTATTGTACCAATTAAAGGATTTGGATTTTAATGAATAATAAATGGATATGGATAGGTCTTGGACTAGCGATACTAGTTACCCTAATGATTTGGGGTGTTAGTGTAACTATGTGTCAGGAAGCTGTCTGCTAATGACTGAAGTAGAAAGAAGTACTATGACATGGCGATGGGCTGCCTTGTCTATATATCTTCTCATTTGCTTTTACGACTTTTTGTTCGTACCTGTGTGGTACGGGCTTAATAGACCAGACATTGCACAGTTCATGGAGATAATAGAATCTACAGAACATGTGTTAGTGCAAATGGAATTGATGACTAAACTTACAGGTCAACATTCTCCATTTACTTTAATGGGTGGTGGATTATTTCACTTGGCGTTTGGTGCAATTTTAACAGGTAGTGCAGTAGGGATGGGAAAATAATATGAACGAATTACAATTAACATTACTAACATTATTATTAGCTTGCTTGGCAGGATGTTCAACCATAGGTAAAGAGGTAAGCTATGAACCACCAGCTAATTCACCTAATCCGATGCAAATAGCATTAGATAATGTGCCTAGCTTAGATGGTCCACCTATTACTGTAGCAGTATATAACTTTACTGATTATACAGGACAGCGTAAGTCTGTGGAGAATGGATCAAGCTTGAGCTCTGCTGTTACTCAAGGGTCACAGGTGTGGGTGATTAAAGCTTTACAAGATGTTGGTAAAGGTACATGGTTTCAAGTAGTAGAGAGAAATGCATTAGACAATGTAATAAAAGAAAGACAATTAATACGTAACACAAGAGAATTGCATGGTGACGAAGATACATTAAAGCCAATGCTATTCGCGGGTCTTATAATTGAAGGAGGCATTGTTGGATATGATGCAGACATTATAAGTGGCGGAACAGGTGCAAGACTATTGGGTCTGGGTGCACAAACAGAATATCGAATGGACACTATCACCGTATCAATGCGAGTGATCTTAGTTCAGACGGGAGAGGTTCTATTAAGTATAGCAACAGAAAAGACTATTGCAAGTACTAGAACCGGCGCAAGCATGTTTAAATTCCTGGACATGGGTACGAAAGCGTTAGAGGTAGAGACAGGAAAGGGGTTCAATGAACCGATAAATTATGCAACGCGCGCAGCGATTGAACAAGGAGTAATTGAAGTAATTTACCAAGGCGCCAATAAAGGTCTTTGGGGTTTTAAAGGAGTAGCAAATGAATAAGAAGTTCATGGGAAATTTCTCTTTATTTATGATAATGATGTCAGCGTTTGTTGGTGTATTCGCTAACGACATATATATTACACAGTCTGGTGTGACACTAGATTTGGCTGTAACTCAAGATGGTGATAATAACGTGATGGGTACGTCTGGCGCGCGGGTAACAGTAACGGGTGCTAATGCCACCTGGACAGTTTCACAAGTTGGTGATTCAAACATAATATCTGCCACAATATTGGGTGCCACTTATACTGGTACATGGGCAGTAACAGGTAGTGCGAATGATATTGCATTCCTATGTTCGTCAGGTGGTACAGGAAAGTGTGAGTCAGTAGATGTTGATATTGTTATTCAAGGTGGTAACACAGATATGGATATTACAATTGGTGCGAATGCAGTTTCAACTAATACAGATATCACAGCAACTGTTACTGGTAACCACAACACGGTGGATATCGATATGGATGGTTTACAAGGAGCTTCTACTACTACAGTAGTTACACTTAATAACTCAGGTGCTGGTACAGCGACAGCGAGTGATAACAACATTGACTTTGATTATCTTAAGTCAGGTGCTGGTGATTCTGTTGGACATAAATTAAATTATGTGCATACAGGTTCTGGTGAAGTTGATATTATACAAACAGGAACAAATGACAATATTATTGATGCTATTATTACAAGTACTGGTGCAGATGTGGACATTACTCAAACGGACTAGCCTATTATTATTCATAGCTATACAGGCACAAGCAAATATTGGTTCGGTAACCGATTTTACCGGTTCCGCAGCTATAGAAAGAGATGAAGGCTTTGAGGTATATGATGTAGAGAAAGACCTAGGTGTAGAGATGATGGATGTTGTCGCTACAGCAATGGGTAAAGTAAGAATAGAGTTTTTAGATGAGACTCTAGTAGATGTGACTGAACATAGTCGATTGATCATAGATGATTTCGTCTATGATCCTGAGTCAGGCGAGGGAGCATTAGGTTTAAAGGCGAGTCTTGGTACGATAAGATACGCCTCGGGTAAGATCGCTAAGAACAGCAGACAGAATGTTGTGATTACGACACCGAGTGCAGTGATTGGTGTGAACGGTACAGATTTTGCCATGATTGTAAATGAGATTGGTGGATCCATGATTACACTGTTGCCATCATGTGACAGCAGTGGTTTATGTGTTGTAGGTGAGATATCAGTTACTACAGATATGGGTTATGTTATAATGACCCAGGCATTTGAAACAACATATGCAGATAGTGCTGGGGTAAGACCTAGTAAACCAGTTATATTAGATTTAGATGAGGAGATGATGACTAATCTCTTGATCATACGGGAAGTAGAAGAGGTAGATCCAGATGGAGCATTGGCAGATGCGGCCGCAAAGAAGAAATTAAGTGATATACTCGGTGTAGATTTCTTAAGTACAGATGCTTTATTAGCAGATGTTTTAGATGAAGATAAAGAAGAAAGATGGAGAACAGCGTTAGATGATAACAGATTCTTCTTTGGTGATTTACTTGGAGATATATTAGAACAATTAAATTTAGCTTTGGCAAAACAGTTACAAGCTGATTTTGATAAAAGCAGAAGAGCATCGCAACAGGGAGAGGGATACGATGAAATTACAGGTACACGACTTAGTATTGAAGACGGTAAGTGGACATTGTCAAGAAGAGACATGGAAACAGATCAGTACTGGAGCTTGGAGTTAGATCAGAATAATGGGTATACTATCGACTGGATACAACAGGATTTTGAATGGTATGACTATCGCCTTGGTGATGGGGATAATATCATTCACATCCGTCAACGCAAATGAAATATGGACACAAGTTAACGGTGCTAGTGCTACTATAAGTATAACACAAGATGGGGATAATAATAAAGTAGGAGCTTCAGGCCAAACATTCACAGTGAATGGTACAAGTAATGTTTTAGTTATTATTCAACAAGGACAATATAATAATGTAGGATCGGTAATTAATATGGACGGTTTAAATTGGGGATCTGGCTCTACTTATGGTGGTGATATATATGGTAATAATAACAACATAAAGTTTGAACAGTATAATACCACAGGAACAGATTGGAATAATATAGGTATACATAACTATGGTAATAGCGGTAACACGGCACATGTGTGTCAAGGTAAATCGTTTAGTGATGCAAATGATACTACATGTGAAGCATCAGCTACAGCAGAATATGGTGGACATACTGCTATTGTAGATTTCCATGGTAATAATAATGATTTAAAGGTTAGTCAAGAAACAGGTACTGGTAATGCTGATCACAGAGTAAGAGCGTTTTATTATAATGGTGATAATAACGATACATTTATTAAACAGAAAGGTAACGGAAATAAGACTGCGTATTTGACAGTCAGAACAGATGGTGGAGAACAAAGTATTATACAAAAAGATAACGGATCCCATACGGCAACAGTAGATTTAACAGGTACATATCATACTGATATAAGTGTATTACAATATGGCAATACTACTCAGTCATATAGTGTAACAAACACTTGTCAAACATCAGGTGGTTGTACCTTAAGTGTAACGCAGAACTAATATGAGTTTATTAATAACAGATCAATGCATCAATTGCGATGTATGTGTACCAGAATGTCCGAATGAAGCTATATACTTTGGAGGAGATTATAAGATAGGTCATCCAAAATATAGTGAGGTTTATGTTATTGACGGTGATTTATGTACAGAGTGTGTAGGTCATTTTGATACACCTCAATGTGTAGAAGTTTGTCCGGTAGATGTTTGTTTGCCAGATCTTAATAGAGTTGAAACAGAAGAACAATTATTAGCAAAAATTAATCACGATTTAGTTAGGAGATATTAAAATGTTTGAAAATACCTTATGGATTTATACAAGTATAGCTGGAGCTATGTTGGGTGCAGCATCATTATTTTATTTTAAAGATACACGTGTAGGTCTATGGGCCTATGGAAAATTTGATAGCGTATTAGATTATTTCAGAGACAAGTATGGATGGACATGGTTGAACCAAGATCCAGATGCTTGGATGAAAGTTAACCCGCAAATCTCACGTAAATTACAAGAGTTAGAAGTGAGAGTTGCTGATTTAGAGGAGAAAACGTAATGGGAAGCAATTTAGGTTTAGTAGGAATGGGATTAGTTGCTATATTTGCAACAGGATTAATAAAAATTGTAGCGATCGCTGCAATAGTTTGGGGTGGATATAAAGCTTATAAAGATTGGGGAGCGCAGTAATGAAAGCAATTATAACTATGGATATAAAAGAACAAAGCTTATTATTTGCTAGGCTTGCAGCTGATTCATACGGTGAAGAAAAGACTGTTAAAAAAATTGTTAAAGAATACGGATTCACTAAATGTAAATTCTATGACAATGGTGGAGCTCAAGCATTTAGATTTGAATCTCCTACAGATGTTGTTGTAGCTTGTCGTGGTACACAGCCTACGGAATTCAATGATCTTAAAGCAGATCTTAAAGCATTCCCAGTAAAATCAGAAACAGTTAGTAGAGTACATAGAGGATTTAAGAATGAAGTGGATGAGCTTTGGCCTATGGTTTTACCAGATATAGAAGGTGTTACTAAGAATCTATGGTTCTGTGGTCATAGCCTTGGAGCTGCAATGGCTACAATTATGGCATCTAGATGTGCACATAATTGGGATTTAACTGATCCAAGATGTTTATTTACTTATGGTTCACCAAGAGTTGGTTGGCCTGACTATGTTAGTGCATTAAAGATATGTCATTATAGATGGCAGAATAATAATGATATCGTAACAAGAGTTCCTTTAAAGATTATGGGTTATAGACATGACGGTACGTTAATGTATATTAGTCATGATGGAACCATTTATCATAATGATATGAATTTATGGGATAAGTTTACAGATCGTATGAAAGGTATGTGGGGCGGCATTAAAAAGGGTAAAGTTGATAATTTCTCTGATCATGCTATGGCTGAATATATTCCACATATAGAAACATGGAAAGAAAGAGATGTATAAATATATACAAGTTAAAGATATCGCGGAGATATAAATGGCAGACACAGAATTACGCGATATAGAGTTGCGTTTAGAACGAATGCATAATGCATTGGCAAGACAGGAAGAAGAGTTATCATCTTGGAGAGAAAGATCTGCAAGGTTACCAAACTGGATAAGGAATGGTGGGCTAGCCCTCTTCTTTGCTTTATTTGCGCAGTCGATGACTGCAGTATGGTGGGCATCTGAGATAACTAATACCCAACAAAATATGTTGGCTGATGTCAAAGTAAATACAGAATACAGGATAGCATCTACCGAACGGTATAATGATATCATGATAGAAATAGTCAAGATACAAGTAATGATGGATAACCATTTTAACAAAGATAATCGTGAAAGATATAACGATCAATAACAATCAAAGGATAAACTATGAAATCACTAAAACAAATTAGAGAAGCATCAGGCGGGAAGGAAGCCTATCAAAAATTCTTCAATGGGCTCCTTAAGAAATTCGGAGTAAGTTCTCCATCAGAATTAGATGGTAAGAAGAAGAAAGATTTCTTTGATGCTATCGATAAAGGTTGGGAAGGTGCAGGTGAAAAAGCTGAAAATGTTAAAGAAGGTAAGAAAATGGTTGTCACTGCTATTGATAAGAAAACAAATTCACCAGCTTGGAAAGCATATAAAGACGGTGATAAGAGATACGTTTTTAAAGAAGCTAGAAGTAAGCTTAAAGGCGGAAAAGGTAAAGTTGATATTGATATTAATTTTGATGGTGATGCTAAAGATATTAAATTTGCATCAACTAAATACAAGATTAAATTTAAGACACATTCAAATGGTGCAGTAATTACAGGCGATAAGCAAAAGATCTTAGCTTATTTACAAGGCCAGGATTATGCTATGGATGATGAGGATATTGAAGATTTATATCCTGAAGTCTTAGAATCTTCAAGTGATTTTGAAAGTGATGAGGATGAGACCGATGATAAAGGTAACTACTCTGGTGTAGATGAATTGGAAGATCACGTTGTAAAAAAGCTTAATACTCAGCCAGTTACTGAACTATACGCAAGAGGCGAAAAGGATACTGATGCTGAGAAAGTTAGAAAAAATTATTATTGGGAAGCAAACTCTGCACAATTAAAAAAAGCCCAAGTTATAGCTTCAAAGAATTCAGGTGATATGGAAGCAGCTATAGCTGAGATCGAAAAGATTAAGAAAGGTTTATCAGATGATAAAAAAGTAATGGCGATGCTTAAGAAGGCTAATGAAAGTGTTCAAGAAGCTAATCGTTTTTCAAAGAAATTAAAAGGTGCTGCTAAAGATCTTTTTGATCTTTCATGGAAAGCTGGTGGTAAATCTAAAGCATATGGTGATAAAGAATGGGATGCTGAAGTAGATAAAATGGCTGCTAAATACCGTGATGATAACCATGCAAGAATGTCAGATAAAGATATCGCTGCAGTAAAGCTTGCTATCAAACATGAATCAGTTCAAGTAGAACAAGTTGGTGTTGATGGTCGTTTAATGGGCTTTAAAGCTTCAACTAGACGCGCTATGGGTGAAAAACAAAAGGGTAAGGTTATTATAGATAGAAGAACTAGAGAAGCAAAAGCAACTGCAATGCGTTTAGAAAAAGCTAAAGCTAAGAGAGAAGAAAAGAAAAAGGCTAGGGAATTTGCAGAAAAATATCCTAAGATAGATTATAACTATGCAGAAGCTTCTGAATTAAATAAAATTATAGCTAAAAGTAATACTGATATTATGGGTGAGACTGCAGCAAATGCAGTATCAGCTGGTGGTATTGATATGGCACCTAACAAAGGTAGTAAAAAGAAAAAAAAGTTAATGGCTAAAAGGGGCTATTAATGCTAAATTTTAAAGTATATTTAATTGAGAAAGATCCGTGCTGGGATGGATATCAACAGATTGGTATGAAGAAAAAGGGCGGTAAGAAAGTTCCTAACTGTGTACCTGAAACAGCAAAAGTATTAGATTATGGTTCTGATGAAGCAGTGAAAGCTGCAAAGAAGAAAACTCCTGGTCAAATGGAAGATGACTTCTTACCTCATAAGATGTACGATAAATATGGCAATGAGTATGCTGCTACAACAAAAGCTGATCATGAACGTATGAAAAAGCTTGGGTATTCTCATGATGTAAATGAATTAGGACCAGCTGCAATGAAACGTGCAAAGCGTAGGAAAGCATCGCTTGATAAAGCAATGAAAAAATATGGTGATGCTGAGAAAATGGGTATGGATCCTGCTGATGTTAATCAAAGAAGGAATAAACCTACATTAAAAAGAAGATAACAATAGGCCTGTTTATAATTATGGCAAGTATAACATTACCAACAGCTGCAACGATAAATGAAATATCAACTACATCTGATTATTCGCAAAAATCAAATTTAGGTACAGCTGCCACTGGATCATTCTTGATTCAAGCTATACAATTAGTATATGATGACATACTAAGATTCCAAACATCCAAAGATGGGTATTTTACTGATGCAGAACTTGCTGACTTTAAATATAATGCATTCGAAGGTAATGCACTTTGGTTTATGGATGAATTAATTGGTATAGAATCAGATTGGAGACAAGATGCTTCACCAGGAATTAAAGACAATACCGCTTATGGCTATGGGCAATTCACTGAAGCAAGTGTTCCTACTGCTGTTAATAGATATCTTGGACATTTAGAAAGATTTAATTTAAGAAGAATCAGGTTATTTAACGATGTAGATAGAGGTTGGGCACCATATGGAATTGCACCTGATCAAAAACTAGAAATACCTAAATTTATACAGAGATTAAATAGTGCAATAATAGGAGACTTAATTTTATTCTCTTATAGTCCTTACTATGAACATAAGAAATTCTTAGATGAATTAACATATGACCAGTATTGTGCTTTAGTATTTGTACATTTACATAGAAAAGAATCAAAGGATTCTAACTTTAGATTATTGTCATTTGGAGATGTAACTGCAGCAAAAGAAATATACAAAAACAATCATCACACAAATCCAGATGCAGCAACATTAAATAGATTAGATAGCTTTTTTAAAATACACTACAAACCGGCTACTTTATTGGCGTTCGCAGAGTAGGTATTATATAAATAAGTCTATATAGAGAGGAAATGATATGGCAAAACCAACAACTAGAGCTACATTACAAGACCACTGCTTAAGAGCATTAGGTGCGCCAGTAATTGAAATTAATGTAGATGAAGATCAAATAGAAGATCGTACAGATGATGCAATACAATTCTACCAAGAATATCATTCAGATGCTGTTGTACGTACATATTTAAAACACGAGCTAACCGCAACTGATATAACAAATAGTTATATTACTGTAAGTGATAATGTTACATCAGTAATACGTATGTTGAAGGGTGGTCAATCAGCTGGTAGTTCTTTATTTGATATGGGTTATCATATGAGATTAAATGATGTATTCATGTTACAAGGTGCTGCTGCACAAATACAAACTTACGAACAAAGATTACAGAATTTATCTTTAATAGAATTTTCTTTAAATAGCACAGAACATATTAGATTTAGTAGACATATGAATAGAATACATATGGACGAAGGTTTTGGTGATCTTTCTGCAGGACAATTTATTATTATTGAAGCATATGAAATTGTAGATCCAACCAGTTACGCCGATGTATTTAACGATTTATATTTAAAGAAATATCTTGCTGCATTAATTAAACGCCAGTGGGGCGCAAACATGATGAAATTCGATGGGTTCCAGCTTCCAGGTGGAATAACAATGAATGGCAGACAAATGTTTGAGGACGCAATAGAAGAGATAGATAAATTAGAAGAAGAATGCAGGTTAAGTTGGATGTTGCCTGATAACTTTTTAATGGGGTAATTAATGGCAACTTCGGTATATTTCAGTGGGGCGGTAAAATCTGAACAAGACCTTTATGAGGATCTTGTTACTGAAAGCATTAAAATATTTGGACAAGATGTAGTATACATTCCACGAGAGAGAATATCTGAAGATGCATTATTAAATGAAGAATGGAGCCAATACACTTCAGCGTTTTCAGTAGAAATGTATTTAGAGAATATCGAAGGATTCGAAGGTGATGGTAATCTATTAGGCAAATTTGGTTTAGAGATTAGAGACCAAGCTAATTTTGTTGTAACTAAACGCCGTTGGGAACAAACAGTTGGAGTAAATTTATCAGCTACTTACACTGGCGAGGTTGTTAAAAAACCACGTGAAGGTGATTTAATTTATATGACAATGACTCAAAGGTTATTCGAAATAAAATATGTAGAACCTAAATCGCCATTCTATCAATTACAAGATCTTCCAAGTTATACATTAACAGCTGAATTGTTTGAATACAATGATCAACACTTTGATACTGGTTGGGATGAAATAGATCAAATTGAATGGAAGAACGCTACATCATATAGTTATATTGTTGGTGCAGCTGATGCATATATTCCTGGTGAATTAGTAACACAATGGACTGGATCTAATGACAGTGCTAGTCCAGCAGTTGCAATTAACATAGAAGGTTATGTATCTAATTGGGAAGGTAATAGTGTTAATAGAGTAACTATTATATCTCCGCATCAAAGTACTAATGGCGATGGAACATTTATGACATTCTCTGTTCAGGCTGATGCTACTAGGAAGTTAGTAGGTGCAGAATCTGGAACAGCTTCAAATATTACAGTAGACCAAAGTGGTACTACGAAGACATTCTATAATGAAGATCCATTTGCTGATAATGATGAATTTGAAGTAGCTGGTGATGCAGTTATAGACTTTACAGAAACTAATCCATTCGGAGATCCATAATGTTTGAAAATCATTTTTATAACGAGTCAACTCGTAGAATGGTATCGGTATTTGGATCTATATTCAATGACATGGAAGTTGTTAAAAAAGATGCAGCTGGTAAAGTACTACAAAAAATTAAAGTTCCTCTTGGTTATGCGCCAAGGAGTAAAATTCTTGCACGTTTAAATGAACAAACAACTGGACCTAATATAGCTCTTAAGTTACCACGTATGTCATTTGAGATATCCTCTATGGAATATGATGCTAATGCACGTGTATCTAAACATAAAAATTATACAAAGGTTGTTGTAGGTGATACATTAAACCTACATAAATTAGGTGCTCCAGCTGTATATAAAGTTGGATTCGAATTAAATATTCTTGCTCAAAGTCAAGATGAGGCATTACAACTATTAGAACAAATTCTACCTATGTTCCAGCCGGAATATACGGTGACAATAAAAGATATTCCAGCAATGGATATCAAAACAGACACACCAATTATATTGGATAGTGTTGATCTTAATGATGATTATGAGGGTGATTTAGTTACGAGGAGAGCAATTGTTTACACATTAAGCTTCTCTACTCGCATTCGTTATTATAGAGGCTTAGGTAAAAGCAAACAAATTCTCCAGACAGAAGTTGATTATTCAGAGAATGTTGATCCTACAACTCATAAATTTGAGCAACAAAAGATAGTGGGTACAACAACATCTGACGGTGCTGGTGGTTTTATAGAACCATACACTGAGACGATTAACTTTTTTGACACTGATGTATAGGAGAATACAATGGCGCACGAATTTAATGCAAGATTAGTAAGAGTTGTCGATGGAGATACCATTGATGCAGATATAGAATTAGGATTTAATATATTCATGAGAGATAGGATTAGATTAATGGGTATAGATACTCCTGAGAGTAGAACAAGAAACCTACAAGAGAAATCTTGGGGTATGGCTGCTAAGCATAGATTAATAGAATTATTAGCAGAAACGGATGGAGAGTTTATTCTTCATACGGCTGAAATGAAAAAAGGTAAGTTCGGAAGAGTACTAGGTACTATTATGGTTAACGGTAAAGATGCTAACCAAGTACTTATTGATGAACAACTTGCTATACCTTACTTAGGTGGTAACAAAGACGAGAGTCGAGCTAGCGCTGGTGTAGGTGAATTATGGAATACAGATTATGAAAACCCACAGGAACACGACGATGACCATGAACATGGAGACGAAAACCCAGAAGCAGACATCGACTGGCACGCATAGTAAAGTTGAACAGGACTATGATACAGTCCGAAGAAACTTACATGATTTAGCGGGACAGGGAGATGAGGCCATCGAACTAATGATGGAGCTGGCCCGCGAATCAGAACATCCGAGAGCATTCGAAGTACTTGGTCAATTAATCAAGCAAAACGCTGAGATTGGTGAAAAGATACTTAAACTTCATAAAAGAAAAAAGGATCAAGACAAAACAGATACTCCTAAAGCATTAACCCATAGAGGACCAACTAACAATAACGTATTCATAGGTAGCACAGCTGAGCTACAAAAAATGTTACGTGATGAAAATGTAATAGATGCGAGTGTAGAATTACCAGATGAGTGATAGAGAAAACTATTATCTAGGCAATCCTAATATAAGGGGAGCCGATGTAGAACATCCGTGGACAAAGGAAGAGCTTGTCGAATATAAAAAATGCTTAGAAGATCCAGTGTATTTTGCAAAAGAATATTGTAAAATTATTCATCTTGATCATGGGTTAGTTGATTTTGATTTATATCCATATCAAGAAACAATGTTTGATAATTTTGAAAGTAATAGGTTTAATATTGTTCTTGCATGTCGTCAAAGTGGTAAATCAATTGCTGTTGTAGCGTATCTTTTATGGTATGCTATATTTAAAGGTGAACAGGTTATTGGTATCCTAGCGAATAAAGAAACAATTGCTAGAGAAATGTTAGGTAGAATTACTCTTATGCTAGAGAATCTACCATTCTTTTTACAACCTGGATGTACTGTTCTTAATAAAAAATCAATATCCTTCTCAAATAATTCAAGACTTATAGCATCAGCTACATCATCAAGCTCAATTCGTGGTATGTCACTTAACTTAGTATACCTTGATGAGTTTGCTTTTGTTGATAACGCTTCTGAATTTTATACTTCAACATACCCAGTAATCTCAGGTGGTAAAACATCTAAGGTTATTATTACTTCTACTGCTAATGGTATAGGTAATATGTACCATAAGTTATATGAAGGAGCTATTCAAAAGACAAATGAATTTGTCCCATATAGAGTAGATTGGTGGGATGTACCAGGAAGAGATGCAGCATGGAAAGAAACAACCATTCAAAATACCTCGTCATTGCAATTTGACCAAGAATTTGGTAATTCATTTCACGGTACTGGTAATACACTAATAACTGCTGAAATATTATTAGCTTTAAGGGCAACAGAACCTGCAGAAGAGCAAAATGATGTAAAAATATATGTACAACCTGAAGAAGATCATAATTATATAATGACAGTGGATGTATCAAAGGGAAGAGGCCAAGACTATTCTACATTCACAATTATAGATGTAACTTTAAATCCATTTGTACAAGTATGTATATTTAGAAATAATCAGATGAGTCCATTGTTATTTCCAGATTTAATTTACAAGTATGCTTCATATTATAATATGGCTTATGTTGTTGTTGAATCTAATGATGCTGGTCAAGTAGTATGTAATGGTTTATATTATGATTTAGAATACGAGAACGTATTCGTAGAGTCTATGATTAAAGCTAATGCAATTGGTGTAACTATGTCTAGGAAAGTTAAAAGAATTGGTTGTTCTAATATAAAAGATATAATGGAACAGAAAAAATTAGTAATACATGATGAAGAAACTATAAGGGAAATGAGTACATTTATAGCAAGAGGTTCTTCATTTGAAGCAGATCATAACTCACATGATGATCTTATGATGAATTTAGTAATGTTTGGCTGGTTTTCATCTACAGTGTTCTTTAAAGAAACAACTGATGTTAAACTAAAACATATGCTATATCAGGAAAAAGTTCAACAATTACAAGATGAAGTAATACCTATAGGAAATATATACAACGATGAAGGTGAACATGCATTCGGAAAAGGCTGGGAAGTATGGAAAGGTTAAGTTTTATAAATAAGTATATTGAGAATTTAACGTATTATGATAATCTTATAACAACATGACAAGGGGATATAAATGGCATTTCTAGTCTCACCTGGAGTACAGGTAAAAGAAATCGATTTAACTAATGTCGTACCGTCTACAGCAACAACAGTTGGAGCCATGGCAGGAGGATTTGCCTGGGGACCTGCGGAAGTTGTAACTACTGTAAGTAGCGAGTCGGAATTAGTTGAAACGTTTGGAAAGCCTGATGCGAGCACATTTGAAAGTGTTCTCACGGCAGCCCAATTTTTAAGTTATGGCAGCGCGCTAAAAGTTGTCAGAGCTGTAGGAACAGCAGCACGTAACGCTACGGCGTCAGGTACTGGTATATTAGCAAAAAATGATGATCACTTTAGTACACTATCACCGGCAGCTGGAGATTGGGTTATGGCCCGTCACCCAGGTAAAATTGGTAATGCAGTAACAGTCGAAGTAGCTACACAAGCAGCTTCATGGACTTCTTCTGCTTTTTGGAAAATTTGGACCCAAAGTGCACCAGGTACATCAGCAGGAGCGGCCGCAGTAGGTGGTTCTTTAGATGAAATCCATGTAGTAGTTAGAGACTTTACAGGTGAAATTACAGGAACAGCTGGTACAGTGCTTGAAGTATTTGATTACTTAAGCCAAGCTAGTGATGTAAAATCAACTGACGGTACATCTATATACTATAAAGATTTCATTAACGCTAATTCTAAGTGGATTAGAATTGGAAATCATCCAGCAGCATTAACAAATGCCGGCTCTTCAGCAACATCACAAGCATTTACCCAAGTAGCTGTATTCTTTGCGAATATAAGTGGTGGTATTGATGCTAATACTCCAACAGTAGGTGAAACTACTATACAGTATGGTAAGTTTGCAGATGCAGAAACAATGGATGTTAATTTAGTATTTCAAGCAAACACTGGTTTCAGTGCAGCTGATAATATTACATTAAGTAACTATATAACTGCACTATGTGCAGCAAGAAAAGATGCGGTAGCCTTTGTCTCACCAGAGAGAGCGGCAACAGTAAACGCAGCAGCACCGGCTACAACAGTAGCTACATGGAGAACAGCATGTACCTCAACGTCTTATGGCTTTGCGGATAGTGGTTCTTTATATGTGTATGACAAATACAATGATGTATATCGTTGGATTGGCGCGGGTGGATCAACAGCAGGACTAACAGCTAACGCTGATTTAGTTGCTGATGCATGGTTCTCACCGGCTGGATTTACTCGTGGTAACGTACGTAATGTTACTAAACTAGCATGGAATCCTAATCAAGCAGAAAGAGATGCATTATACAATACAGGTGTAAACCCTATTGTAACTTTCCCTGGTTCGGGTACAGTGTTATTTGGTGATAAAACTCTACAAAGTAAACCTTCAGCGTTCGATAGAATAAATGTTCGCAGATTGTTTATCGTATTAGAGAAGTCCGTTAGTACAGCATCGAAAGCATCATTATTCGAATTTAATGATGAATTTACTAGGGCTCAATTCAGAAACATGGTTGAACCTTTCTTAAGAGATGTTAAAGGAAGACGTGGTATTACAGACTTTAAAGTAGTTTGTGATGGAACAAACAATACTGGTGCTATTATTGATACTAATAAGTTTGTTGCTGATATTTATGTCAAACCTGCTAGATCTATTAACTATATAACATTAAACTTTATCGCTACTCGAACTGGTGTTGAGTTTAGTGAAATTGCAGGAGGTAATTAAAGATGGCTATTTTAGGCGTAGATGATATGAAAGCCAAACTAGTTGGCGGCGGTGCTAGACCTAATCTATTCAAAGTAACAATGAGCTTTCCAAGCTATGTTACTGCGGATGTGTCATTAGCATCATACATGTGTAAAGCATCTTCTTTACCAGCAAGTACAGTTGCACCTATTGAAGTTCCATTCAGAGGGCGTCAACTTAAAATCGCTGGTGATAGAACGTTTGATCCATGGAGTGTTACCGTTATTAACGATACTGACTTTAATGTACGTAATTCTTTTGAACAATGGATGAATGGTATTAATCAGCACCAAGAGAACACAGGGTTAACACAACCTAGTTCTTATATGGCTGATATGATCGTTGAGCAATTGGACAAAGATGGTACAGTGAAGAAGACTTATAACATGAGAGGAACTTGGCCTACAAGCTTAGGAGCAATTGAACTAAGCTATGAGACAGGTGATACGATTGAAGAGTTTGAAGTTGAACTTCAAGTTCAGTATTGGGAATCTAATAAGACAACGTAAATCATCAAAACAAGGAGTGCCTTCGGGCACTCTTTCTTAAGTGTTATAAATAATATTTAAGAAAGAGTGTATAGGATAATATAATAAATGGCAACATCAGACAACAACAGATCGCTATTCGGCTGGCAGTTTACAAGAACTTCTGCTGAAAAAAATACTAAACCAGTCTCGTTTTCTCCGGATAATGAGGACGGTGCGTTTGAAATCTCTCCAACTGGCGGTTACTTCGGTCAGTATATGGATCTACAAGGAGACAAATTTCAAAATGATAAAGAATTAATCATGAAATACCGTACTATATCTCAATACCCAGAGGTTGATTTGGCGGTTGAAGATATATGTAATGAAGCTATTACAGTTGAATCAGGAAAAATTCTTAAATTAAACCTTGATAAGCTTGATCAACCAGATAAAATTAAAGAGATGATTCATGATGAATTTGATAGAATTCTTTCTTTAACTAACTTCCGTAACAATGCATATGACTTATTTAAGCGTTGGTATGTAGATGGTAGATTATTCTTTCATGTTATTATCGACCAAGCTAATCCTGAAAATGGTATAAAAGAATTAAGATCAATTGATCCTACAAAGATTCGTAAGATCAAAGAGACTGAGAGAGTTAAAGACCCTAAGACTGGAGCTGATCTTGTTAAAGAGGGCGAAGAATATTACTTATATCAAGATGATGTATTATTTAATTCTCAAGAAGGATTAAAAATTACTACAGATGCTATCATTCAAGTTAATTCTGGTTTATTAAATGAAACTAGAGATAAGGTCATTGGTCATTTACAAAAAGCACTTAAACCTTTAAACCAATTAAGCATGATGGAAGACTCATTAGTCATCTATCGTATATCAAGAGCACCAGAGCGTCGTATATTTTATATTGATGTAGGTAATCTCCCTAAAGGTAAAGCTGAGGAATACCTTAATAATACAATGAATAGATACCGTAACAAGATTGTATATGATCCTGCTACTGGAGCTATTAAAGATGAAAAGATTCATCGTAATGTTATGGAAGATTTCTGGTTACCTCGTAGAGAAGGTGGTCGTGGTACTGAAATCTCAACTCTTCCTGGTGGACAAAACCTAGGTGAGATTGAAGATATACAGTATTTCCAACAGAAGTTATATAAGGCTTTAAACATACCAATGTCACGGTTAACAGAAGCTGATGCATTCTCAATAGGCCGTTCATCAGAAATTACACGTGACGAACTTAAATTTCAAAAGTTTATAAACAGGATTCGTGTTAAATTTTCTAATATGTTTTATGAAGCACTTAAAAGACAATTGGTTCTTAAAAACATTATTAAAAAGGAAGAGTGGAATGGTATTAAAGATGGAGTAACTATTGAATACTCTAGAGATAATTACTATGCTGAACTTAAAGATGGAGAGATACTTAAGGAACGTATAGAAATGGTACAAATGATGGATGAATACATTGGAATGTTCTGGTCTAAAGACTGGATACGCCGTAATATTCTGAAGTTAACTGATGAAGATATCAAACAAATTGCTAAGGATAATAAGAAAGATCCTATGAAAGATGATGATATTAATGCAGATTTAGCTAATTCAGCTATATAATTCTAGAAAGAACTAATTTTATAAATAAGATACAGGAAACAGTATGAGTACTAAAGAGTTAATTGATAATATTAAGAAGGGTGACGCAATGAAAAGTAATAATACTTTTAATAGTATTATGCAAGATAAAATACTTGATGCGTTAGATACACATAAAACAGAAGTTGCTTCTAAAATGTATGGAGCATCAGACGATACTCCAATTGCGGTCGAAGAACCTGCGGTGGAGACACCAAAAGGGGAAGCACCAGATGTTAACGTTTAAAGAATCATTTAATGAAGTAATAGAAGCTAAATTAAAACTCCCTAAAGGTGAAAAGGTAGCCAAGGAATTAACCAAACTTGGAAAGAAAAAGAAAACAACAGCGGTTATCACCGACAAGTTTAACTTGTATATTGACGGTGTAAAGCTGGACAATTACAAGTCTTTAAAAGATGCTGAGGCTGCGCTTAAAGATTTCATCAATCTAATGGGAGCATAAATGAAGTTAATAACAGAATATACTCAGAATCAACTTAGCTATTCAATAGAAGAAGCAGCTAAAGGTGGAAAGAAGAATGTCTTTTTAGAAGGTGTCTTCATGCAAGCTGAGAATAAAAATAAAAATGGTAGAGTTTACAGCAGAGAAGTTCTTACTTCTGCAGTTGATAAGTTTGTAAACGAACAAGTAATTACAGGTCGGGCAGTTGGTGAATTGAATCACCCTGAAGGACCTTCCATTAATTTGGATAAAGTTTCGCACAGAATTACCGAGCTCAAATGGGACGGTAATAACGTGATGGGAAAAGCGCTTATTTTGGATACGCCTATGGGTCAAATCGTAAAAGGTTTGGTTGAAGGTGGGGTACAACTTGGAGTGTCTAGTCGTGGTATGGGAAGTTTGGATTTTAAAGACGGCGCCAATTATGTTAGGGATGATTTCATGCTTAACACTATTGATATCGTTCAGGACCCTTCAGCTCCTAATGCATTTGTAAATGGCATTATGGAAGGAGTTAATTGGGAAGAGGACGGTGCAGGTCATTTTATTCAAGCAATTGAAAAAGGTGAGACAGAAGTGAAAGAGCCTATCAAAGAGGGTTTCTCGGAAGAGCAACAATCGGCAGGGTTTGAGCATTTCCTCTCTAAACTATAATCTCTAAAGGAGAAAACAATGTCTGAAGAAATTAAAGACGAGATTGTTGAAGGAACTGTAGACGAGGTTATTGTTGAGGATACGCAAGTTATTGCTGAGGAATATGATATTCCAGAAGCACCTCTAACAGCAGCTCGTACAGTATCAGCAATTCAAGCTTCTTTGGCAGAAATGTCTAAAGAAGGACTTGACGAAATATTTGAAGCAGCAGAAAAAGCGAAAGCTAAAGCTAAAGTGGAAGATGATTCTGAAGAAGATGAAGATGAAGAAGAAGAAGTAGATGAAACAGTTGACGGTGAAGGCGACCTTAAAGGTGGCAAAACTGCAGCTAAAAAGCTTAAAGCTACTCCGGGTAACACAAAGAAAGTCAAAACAACGGATGATGGCAATAGTGTTGAAGGTATTCCTGAAAAGAAGCAAAAGAAAGAAAGCAAATTTAAGGAAGACGTTGATGCTCTAATTAAAGATGAAGACACATTGTCTGAAGGCTTTAAAGAGAAAGCTGCTACTATTTTTGAAACTGCATTAGCATCAAAAGTAAATGCTGAAACAGCAAAATTAGAAGAGCAATATGCTTCTGATTTGTCTGGAGAAGTTGAAGCTATTAAAGAAGATTTGGTTGACAAAGTAGACGGTTACTTAACATATGTAGTCGAAAACTGGATGAAGGATAACGAGGTTGCAATTGAGCATTCTCTGAAGTCTGAAATCACTGAATCATTTATACAATCATTAGGTCAGTTGTTTAGTGAACATCACATCAACGTTCCTGACGATGCGGGAGATATTTTAGATTCCCTATCTGAAGAAACTAAAGATGCTAAATCACAATTAAACGATGCGACTGAAAAGAATATTGAATTGGCAGAGAAAGTTAAAGCTTTCGAAAGACAAGACATTATTAATGAAACGTGTAAAGGTTTAACTGCAACCGATGCTGCAAAAATAAGTGAATTAACTGAAGCTATTGAAGCTGAAGATAATGAATCTTTTGCAACTAAAGTAGCTACAATTAAGGAATCTTACCTTAATAAAGATACCACAGTAGAAGCAACTGATGAAGTTGATGCTATTACTGAGGTTACACAAGAACCACAAGTTGTCTCTGCAAGTATGCAAAGATACCTAGACGCGATGGTGCGTAAATAATATCCAATTAGGAGAAATAAATGGAAATTAATCAACAAATGTTGCAGGAAAAATGGGCTCCTGTACTTGATTCAGCAGACGCTGGTAAGCTAACTGGACACAAACGTGCCGTTACTGCCGTTGTTCTTGAGAACCAAGAAAAAGCTTTCGCACAAGAGAAAGCACAATTAACTGAGGTAGCTGCAAATACTACTTCGGCTAATACCAATATCGACAATTGGGATCCTGTCCTAATTAATTTAGTAAGACGTGCAACACCTGCGCTACTTGCATTTGATTTAGTTGGCGTACAGCCAATGACTGGTCCTACTGGTCTAATCTTTGCAATGAAGAGCAAGTATACTACACAAGCTGGTACAGAAGCATTATTCAACGAAGCCGATACTGGTTTCTCTGGTACTGCGTCTGGTGACTTAGGTACTGCTGATGCAGGAAATAACGATCCATTCTCTGGTGATGACCCAACTTCTGGTCCTAATGCTGATGCAGCGGACTCTGATACAGTTGCGGAATATCAACCAGGTAGTGCTATGACTACTCCTACTGCGGAAGCATTAGGTAACACTGGTAACGCTTTTGCTGAAATGGCTTTTTCAATTGACAAGACTACTGTGACTGCAAAGTCTCGTGCTCTTAAAGCTCAATACACAATTGAATTAGCTCAAGACCTTAAAGCGGTCCACGGTCTATCTGCGGAAACTGAGCTTGCGAACATCCTTTCAACTGAAATATTAGCTGAAATGAATCGTGAAATCATCCGTTTGGTAAACATCAATGGTGTAACATCAACTCAAGGTGCTGTAGCAGGAATTTGGAATAAATCTTCTGCTGTTGACGCTGATGGTAGATGGGCAGTTGAAAAGTTCAAATCACTAGTTCACGCTATCGAAATTGAAGCAAATCAAATCGCTGTTTCAACTCGTAGAGGAAAAGGTAACTGGGTTATCGTTTCTCATGGTGTAGCTGCTGCATTGAATGCTGCTGGTGCTCTTGATACTGGTTTAGGTATTACTGGTGGTGATAATGTTGACAGTGATGTCACAGGTTCACTATTCGCTGGTACTTTACTAGGTCGTACTAAGGTTTATATAGATCCATATGCTGGAGTAGATTACTTTACAGTTGGTTATAAGGGTACTAACCCATATGACGCTGGAATGTTCTATTGCCCATATGTTCCATTAAGCATGATGAAGACAATCGGTGAGAATGATTTCCAACCGAAAATCGGATTCAAAACTCGTTACGGTATCGCTAACAATCCTTTTGTTACTGCTGGAAACAACGCGAACGTATACTACAGAAAACGTAAGGTTACTAACCTGTAATTATCTGAAAGATACAACTAAAACCCGTCGCAAGGCGGGTTTTTTTTCGTATAAATATATTCATGCCAAACTTTTTAAATCCATCATCATTTGTATTAACACTAGATAGCCTAGCCTATTCTGGTGCTGAGTTTACTATTCAGACAATGATATTACCAGATGTAACTACAGAAGGTGCATCATTACCTTTTAGACAAATTGATGTAGGAAGAACTTCAGACAAAATGGTATTTGGTCAATTTGAAATATCATATCTTATTGATGAAGATCTATTAAACTATAAAGAGATATTTGATTGGATGAAATCTAATGTAGAAACAAACCATTCAACTTCAACAACCTCTGATCATTATAGAGACTTAACATTAACTGTTATGAACTCTGCTAATAATGTAACAAAACAAATCAAATTTGTGGATGCTTACCCGACAAGTATTTCTTCCCTACCATTTGATATCACCACAACCGATGTAGAATATCTTACTGCAGTCGTAACTTTCGCTTATTCATATTACGTATTCATATAAATTATCTATGTACATTTGAGGAAACTGTGTTATAATATAGTATATGATGATAAAAAATAAATGGCAGGGTGTTCGAAAGAAAACCAGTATAGGAAGACGGTGGATTAAGACTTCGTCTATGAATAAAAATAAGAAAAGAACTTTTAAAAAATATAGAGGCCAAGGGTAATATGGGGGCTAAAGATAGAGATTCTGAAGGTAAACCTACTAATTTAGAATTTAATAATGATGGTACAGTATGGAAAAATCATGAAGATTATTCTAAATATAAAAGAACTTTTCCTATTTTTGATGAATATGAATTAGATTTTATGCCAAAAATTATAGAATGGAATGATGAAGGTTATAGATATAAATATGTTGATGGAGTAAATATTCGAGAATATTTGTTGGATGATTGGGAAGGCTCTGCTAAATTAACTCAAAAAATGATTTTTGAAATGAAAATAGCTATGGATGATATTTGGAAAAAACTTTATCAGATATCAATAGAAAAGTTAAATGGTGAGTTTTTGTGGTATGGTGATCCCATTTCAGAAAATTTAATTTGGAACGATGATACTAAAAAATTAACACTTTTAGATTTAGATAGTTTTGAAATAACCACATATGTTCCTATAAGTGATATGACTAATAGATTTATACAACAATTTGAAACACAATTTATAATAAGGCGAATAGTATATTGAATATTGAAGAAGTATTGAAGATGTGGAAGGAAGATTCCATAATAGATGATTTAAAATTAGATGATACCACTATAAAAATGGCACGTATCCATAGTAAATATTTAGAACTAATTACTATCTCTAAAATGGGCAAAAAGAAAAAAGATCTTGCCTATAAAACATTACTTAAAGACAAATGGTTATACTATAATGGTAAACTGTCTAAAGAAGAGATTGACTTATTTGGTTGGGAGTATGATCCATTTGGGGGATTGAATAAACCACTTAAAGGAGATATGAATTATTATTATGATGCTGATACCGATATCCAAAAGATGCAAGCACGTTTAGAATATGATAAAGTTCTTATTGAAACATTAGAAGAAATAATGGGTACTATCAGATGGAGACACCAAAACATTGGTAACATAATTAAATGGAGATCCTTTGAAGCAGGTGTTTAGTAAGAAAACATTAGAGCTATTACTTATAAATTATACTAATATAAATAATGGTATAAGAAAGCCTTGTGAAGAAAAGACTAAATTTGAAAAATTAATTAAAGAAACCACAGAAGCAATAGCTAATGCTAAAGATCCTATAGTGTATAAAGATGGTATGACTCCATTAGAATTTGCTATATACTTAGCAGCTAAAGCAAATACAAAGGAGAAGTGAATGGAAGAACTATATAGAAAAATCGAAGCAATAGGAATAAATGAAGATCCACTAATGGTTGCAGGAATAATGATGGCACAAGCAATGAAAATTTATAAGTCAATATTACCTGAAGATGAATTCAAATCATTAACTAATCACATATCAGAAACTGCTGACAGTATTTCAATTGAAACGCCAACGCTAAACTAATTTTGGAACAAATAACCGTTAAGGTTAAAGATAATGCTTTTATCTATATTGACTGTGATGATAAGGGAATTATACAAGAGCTAGCAGAATACTTTACATTCTATGTTCCTGGCTATAAGTTCATGCCTCAATTCAGAAATAAATTATGGGACGGAAAAATTCGCCTCTTTAATTTACGTGATCAATCTTTATATGCTGGTTTATTTAAATATATAAAATCGTTCTGTTTAGAAAGAGATATAGAACTTACATCTGTATTAAGAGAACCACCAAGTAAATACAACCTTCCTGGGATGGATTATCCTGCTCCATTAGATTGGATATCATGTGCAGCACCTTTAAGTCTACCATTTGAACCAAGAGATTATCAGTTAGATGCTGTTGAACATGGATTACGTACACGATCAGGATTATTAGTAAGTCCTACAGCTTCAGGTAAATCAATGATAATATATCTTCTTATGAGGTATTTCTTAGAACACAATAATGATAAGTGTTTAATAATTGTACCTACTACTTCACTTGTTAAGCAAATGTATACAGACTTTGCTAAGTACTCAGAAAATGATAAACGTTTTTCTCCAGATGAAGATTGTCATGAAATTATGGCAGGACTTGATAAAGGCCATAAGACTAAAAGAGTTTATATATCTACTTGGCAATCAATATATAAAATGCAGAAGGGATACTTTGAAAATTTTGGTATGGTTGTAGGAGATGAAGCACATAACTTTAAAGCTAAATCATTAACAAGTATATTAACTAAATGTACTGAGGCTCGATATAGATTTGGATTAACAGGTACATTAGATGGTACACAAACACATAAATTAGTTTTAGAAGGTTTATTTGGAGCTCATAAACATGTCACTACATCTAAAGCTTTAATGGATAGAGGAGATCTTGCTAATTTAAATATTGATATATTATTACTTAAACATAAAGAAGAAGATTGTAAAGAAGTAAGTAAGATGAAATATCAAGATGAAGTTGAATGGATTGTTACATCATCTAAACGAAATAACTTTATAAAGAATTTAGCAATAGATTTAAAAGGTAACACCTTAGTATTATTTCAATTTGTTGAAAAGCATGGTGAACCATTATTTAGATTAATAGATGCTTCAGTAGAAAAAGGAAGAAAAGTATTCTTTGTATCTGGTAAAACATCAGCAGATATACGAGAAGAAATTAGAGGTATAACTGAGACAGAGAAGAATGCTATATTAGTATGTTCATATGGTACATTTTCTACAGGTGTAAATATAGTTAACTTACATAATATAATTTTCGCTTCACCAAGTAAATCACAGATAAGAGTATTGCAATCAGTTGGTAGAGGATTACGTAAGTCTGATCAAGATACAGTACTATATGACATCGCAGATGACCTGCATTGGAAGGCTAATAAGAATTATACTTTAAATCATAGTGCTGAAAGGGTTAAAATATATGCTAAAGAAAGGTTTAAATTTAAAATACACGAGGTTAAATTATTATAAATAGGTATATGGATGATATAGAAAACAAATTTCCACTAACACTAGAGGATGTCCCTGTTAAGATGCTTAAATTAGTATCAGGGGAATCTATTATTGCGTATGTGCATGATGGAGATGATGATAGTATTTCTATTGAAGAACCGATGCGCCTCTCGATTGAAGAGGATCAGCAGTTGGTTTTCTCTCCATACTTACCATTTTCTGATAATACTCTACATCATTTAGATATGCATAACGTAATGCTTGAGTCCGAGGTTAGTACAGATATTAAAGGATTTTATATGAAAATATTATTAGATCAGGTTGAAGGATTAGATACTCCAAATCAAGCTCCATCAGTAACAACGATGAAAGGAACTAATACCCTACATTAATTCTATATCCAGTCTCCCCAGAGTACTATCTTATTATACCATACAAAAGGCTGAAAGTAAACAGCTAACGGAAAATAAATATGCAAATAACCTCTAACGCCGCAAACAAAGTATCAGGAATGAAATCCGGAGATGAGCACTTACGTGTTTATATTACTGGTGGTGGATGTTCAGGTTTTAATTATGGATTTATATTAGATAAGAAGATGATAGACGGTGATTTTAGTCTTGAAAAAAATGGTATGGAAGTACGTATTGATCCGATGAGCTATCAATACTTAGATAAAATTACAATTGATTATGTAGAAGATCTGCAAGGTTCACGATTTAGTGTGACCAATCCACAAGCAAAAACAACATGTGGATGTGGATCTAGTTTTTCAGTGTGAAAGAGTACGTTTTTTGGTATGCAAATGATGCTACTGATCCAGACTGGATCCAGGATGCATCCATTGACCATCTTATTGAGTATTGTAATCTTAAACCAATACCAGAACAAAAACAAATTTTCTTTAGTAGTTCAATAGTTGATAAAACTAAAAATAATATATTTTTTATTACAACTAAAGTATTAGGTTCAGGCCTAAAAGAATTATCAGATTTGGAAGATGAAATTAAATGGTGTGATGATAATGGAATTACTGTCATATATGATAATTCATGGGAATCTTTAGAATTTTGTTTACCTAAAAATAATATTCAGGAAATACAAGATATAATACCAAAGAAGTTTAAGATATTTTGTAATTTCTTAAATGGCGATGTTAAATTAAATGATCCAACGATCACACCTTTTTTAAAATATGCTGTTGATGTTAAGTTTTTTCCTATGTATCTTGGATTTCAAATGGAATTAATGAAACATGATACTTGGAATGTAATAAATCCTTCAAAAAATATTAAAAGAAAGTATTTATTTTCTTTATTATGTGGAGAAATAAGAAAACCTCATAGAGCTCTTACTCTAGCAGGTCTTATGGCTGAAGATTTATTAGCTAATAGTTTCTATACTACATTTCTTCGTAAACACGGTGATGAATTTCAGTCAACTAATTCTCTATATCCAGTTGATGCATGGATTGATGAAGAGCATTTACAAGATTTTAAGTATTATAATTATTTAAAAGATAATTATTATGATAAAATACTAGTCAATAAGTTATTCGATTTCCCATATACCGATAGTAATGAAGTAAGCTTAGGAGTAGACGCAGATTTTAGAATACCTATACAAATGCATGAAAGTTATTTTAACATAGTATTCGAAAGCTTTGAAAATGAAGCTCTTTGTTTTTTTACTGAAAAAACTTTTAAACCTATGCTAGCTGAAATACCATTTATTATCTGTGGCACATTACATCAAAATCAACATTTAAAATCCTTAGGATTTGAAATATTTCCAGAGATATTTGATTATTCATTTGAAGATTTTGAAAATAATGTTAAAGATCCTGTTGAAAAATTAATTAAATCAACCACAAATAAATTACATTATAGTGAAGAGTTCGTTGCTGAAATTAAAAGGGTGAGTGAACTGCCTTTAAGTGTATTTCATCAGCCTTCGGTTTTAGCAAAAATTAAACATAATAAAGAATTAATAACTCAACTAGGTTCTAAAGAGAATACACGAAATAAATTAAATGAGATATTATCGTGATTGTTTTAGTTACAGGTGGATTCGACCCAATTCATTTAGGACATTTGACGATGTTTAAAGAAGCAAAAGAACTTGGAGATGAGCTATGGGTTGGAATAAATTCTGATGAATGGCTTATTAGAAAAAAAGGATTTAGATATATGTCTTGGACTGAAAGATCTGAGGTGATATCAATGATGACTATTGTTGATAAGATAATACCATTCAATGATAAGGATGGATCATCTAACGATGCTATAGCAGTTGCTAAGATGTTAAGTGGTGATAACGTGACGTTTGCTAATGGCGGTGATAGAAACAAAAATACTACTATGGAGTATGGTAATCCAGACCATGATGATGTGACATTTGCATTTAATGTGGGTGGTGGTAATAAAAAGAATAGTTCATCTGATATAGTAAAGGTAAAAAGACAGTGGGGATATTATAAAAACATTTATAGTGGTGATGGATTTAAAGTAAAGGAATTAGTTATTAATCCTATGTCATCTCTTTCTATGCAAATACACAAATATAGATCAGAAACATGGAATTTAGTTTCAGGGCAGTGCACAATATACTTAAATGGCGAGGAAATTGTTATGAGTAAAAACAAACCAATACAAATAAATATAGGGGATTGGCATAAGTGTTTAAATGAATCTAATAAACCGGCTCATATAATTGAAATATGGAAAGGTTCTACTGATAAATTAGATGAAAATGATATTGAAAGATTGCCATATAAATAGAAATATGATTAAAGAATTTGAGAATTTTATACCGGAAGAAACTGCTAAATTATTATATGAAGAAAGTAAAACTATACCAAAGAAATACTGGACATCTTTTAGTAGAGCTGGTAGTTATATGGAAGAGTGTAATGATTTAAAAGAAGCACCAGTTGCACAATCAATAGTAAACGAATTTCACTCAAAAGATTTTTTAATTAAATTAGAAAAGATTTCTGGGATTAAACATTTATTACCAGATCCGTATTTAGTAGGTGCTGGTTATATGAAAAGTTATAATGGTGATAGTCTTAAAGTACATTCAGATTTTAACTGGAATGAAGAATGCCAAACACATAGAGCTTTAAGTGTAAATTTATATTTTACTCCTGACTGGGATCCTAAGTGGGGAGGTAATTTACAATTCTGGGATTCTAATAAAACTAAAAAGCTTTTCGAATATTCACCTAAAATGGGTAATGCTATTATATGGGAATATCATAGTAAAGCATTTCATGGATATCCTGAACCAATGACTTGTCCTAAAGATAAATTTAGAGTTGGATTTAGATTATTTTATTATGTTTCTAATGCTATACATAATCCACTAGACCCTCCTCATAAAAGTTTATATTGGTATGATAAAGAAAAAAACAAACCCTATCATTTAGAATCTGATTATGGACACAACAAACTTTAATGTCTTTTCAAGCATTAAGTGATTTTGAAAATGAAGTAGCCGAATTCTTTGGAGCTCCATATGCTGTGGCAACGGATTGCTGTACGCACGCTATTGAGATGTGTCTTCAACTTAAGTTTTATATTCATCTTGATATACCAGCAAAAACTTATATCTCTCTCCCTTTTATGCTTGAAAAAATAAGAATGCCATATCGACTAGTAGATAAACACTGGAGAGACTATTACTATGTTGCTGATGATATAATTGATGCAGCGCTACATTGGGAAAAGAACGGATATATTCCAAAAACTAAAATGTGCTTATCCTTTCATTTTAAAAAGCATATCAACATTGGTAGAGGTGGTATGATTCTTTTAGATAATAAAGAAGAAAGAGATAGACTAGTACGTATGCGTCACGATGGTAGATCTATATACGAAAATAAAAATTATAATGAAGAAGATATTACAGAGATTGGTTATCATTACTATATGACGCCTGAAACTGCTGCAGTAGGTTCTGAAATATTTAAGAATAAAAAAGATCTAAAGCCAGAAAGTAAAGGTAGTGCAGACTATCGCGATATAAGACTATATAAATACTATAAGCAATCAATATGAAAACATATTCTAATTTATATAAAAACAAAAAACTTAATGCATGGTTAGACATATCTACCTATTGCAATGCAGCATGCCCACAATGTCATAGAACAAATCCTGATGGTTTAGCTAAAGTTGGTTGGCTCCCTCTTATTCAATGGTCTTTATCAGACTTCAAAAAAGCATTCCCTTTAAAAACTTTAGAATGTATAGGGAACTTTAATTTCTGTGGAACTTGGGGAGATCCTATTATGAATAAAGATATACTTGAAATTTGTAAGTATATTATTGATAATTCTCGCTGTTGGATATTTATTAATACTAATGGAAGTTTTAGAGATGATTTTTGGTGGACTCATCTAGGGTATATAATAGAAGGTAGAGGAAGAGTAGTGTTTGATATAGATGGAACAAATCAGCAAATGCATTCTTATTATAGACAAAAGACTGATTTAAGTAAGATATTAAAAAATATGAAAGCTTATTCTCAATTTGGAGATGTAGCTGTATTCACTGTAGTTTATAAACATAATGAAGATCATTTAGAAGCTATTAACAAAATGGTAAAAGATATATGTAAAATCAAAGAACATTTATGTGTTCCTTCAGATAGAGCTCACCATATAGATAGATTTAAATTTAGAAAAAATAAACAAAACCATTATTTAGAACATAGTCCTAAGTATGGAATGAGTAAACAAGGAACATCATTTAACTTATGAAAACACATTGCAAATGGCTAGAAGATGATGAGCAAATGTTAGTAAACCCTGATGGACAGGTTTTACCATGTTGTTATCTTTCAAATTATTTTACTGTAGATAAAAGACCTCCAATTCCAACAGAAATGATTGATACAGATTTTAAGGTTAAAAAGCAGTATGTATATGACACTTATAAGGAGATAGAAGACCAATTATACCATATAGACTTTGTTAACTTAGAAGTTAGTCGTGAATATCTTTTTAATGAATATGAGAAAAGAAAAGATAAACTTAATATATTCACTAATGATTTAGAAGATATTTTATCTAATGAATGGTTTACTAAAATTTTACCAGAATCATGGGAACATGAAGATACCATTTCAACCCCTTGTAAACAAGTATGCACTAGCTGTTTACATTCACCAAAAGTATGATATAATAGATACATTAATCGCACAATAGGAACTTTAAAATGCCTGAAAAAATTAAACCTAGAGATAAACCCCATTACGTAAATAATAGAGACTTCTCATATGCAGTAGTGGATTATGTTAAAGCAGCTAATGATGCAAAAGCAAATGATAAAAAGAATCCAGTAGTACCGGATTATATTGCTTTATGTTTCATGAAGATCTGTGAAGGTCTATCCCACAAACCAAACTTTGTACGGTATACTTATCGTGATGAAATGGTTATGGATGGAGTTGAAAATTGTCTTAAAGCAATATATAATTATAATATAGACACAGCTACCCGTACAGGAAAGCCAAATGCATTCTCTTATTTTACTCAAATAGCTTACTTTGCTTTTATACGTAGAATTGTTAAAGAAAAGAAACAAACGGATATTAAATTTAAATTTATGGAGCAAGCAAATATTGAAGACTTTGTTTCTAGCATAGATGTTAATAGTCCTATTGACCAATCATTCCTTGATACTCTTCGTGAGAAGATAAGCAAAATTAAAGAAAGCGATAGTGCACTGAAAGATTTTAAAAAGGAAGATAAAGAAAAGAAAAAGAAAGGATTAGAATTATTTTTTGAGGTTACATAATTGAAAAACTTATTAATAGTAGGATTTGGCGTTGTAGGACAAGCTGTATATCATGGGTTAAGAGAAAATAATACGATAGATATTTTAGATATAGAACCAAATGATAATATAGAATATTATGATTATGATGGTATTATATTATGTCTACCTACACCACGAGGACCACAAGGTGAATGTGATGATATGTTGGTTGAACAATATATTAGAACTATACGTACGCAATCACCTGAGGCATCTATACTTATTAAGTCTACTATATCAATAGAATTAGTTGACTTACTTGAAGATGATAAACATATAACATATAATCCAGAATTTTTAACTGAATCAGATTCAATAGAAGAATTTCAGAATCAAAGCTTTGTTATATTTGGCGGTCATGAATGTAGGTGTTGGTATGAGATATTTCAAAACTCTGGCATATACATAGGTTCTGTTAAGTTCACTGATATGAGAACAGCAGCATACGCTAAGTATTCAATTAATTCATTCCTAGCTACAAAGGTTATATTCTTTAATGAATTAAATCTTATGTTTGGTCAAGAAGGATTTGATGAATTAACACAAATTATAAGTATGGATGATCGTATTGGTAAAAGCCATATGATGGTTCCAGGACCAGATAAACAATACGGATTTGGTGGTATGTGTTTCCCTAAAGATACAGAAGCTTTTACTGTATCAGCTAAGAGACTTAAGACACCATTAACATTATTAGAAAAAACAATTGAAATTAACAAGGAGTTAAGATGAAAGTAGGATTTACATGTTCACCATTTGATTTATTACACGCAGGCCATATAGAAATGTTACGTGAGTGTAAGGAGAATTGCGATTATCTTATATGTGGTATTAATACTAAACCTGAAAAAAAGGGTAAGTTTCCAGTTCAAAGTCTTATGGAAAGACATATGCAATTGTCAGGTGTAAAATATGTTGATGAGATTATACCATATGAAAATGAAGATGATTTAATTAATTTGCTTAAACTTAAAATGCCTGATATAAGATTTGTTGGTGGAGACTATCATGGTAAACCATTTACAGGTTCTAACTTAGAAATGGAAATATTTTATAATAATCGTGAACATCCATTTTCATCAAGGGAACTTAAAAATAGAGTAATCCATTGGGCATTTGATGGCCATCATTATTATTCTAAAGCTGAAGTTGAAAAATATAAATCGAGAATATCACACGAATAAATGAAAATAGCTTTACTTAATGACACTCATGTAGGTGTTAGAAATTCATCACAAATATTTATAGATTTTCAAAAAAGATTTTATGAAGAAATCTTTTTTCCTTACTGTAAAGAAAATGATATAAAACAAATAATTCATTTAGGTGATTATTACGATCATAGAAAGTTTGTAAACTTTAAAGCATTAAGAGAAAATAGAAGACACTTCCTTGAACCTATGCAACAGATGGGTATGAAAATGGATATACTTCCAGGGAACCATGATGTATTTCACAAGAACACAAATGATCTTTGTTCTCTTAAAGAACTATTAGGATATTACACAAAAAATATTAATATTGTAATGAAACCTTCTACGTTAAATTATGACGGATTAGATATTCATTTACTGCCATGGATTAATAATGAAAATTATGATCATTCTATGGAATTTGTTAAAAAGAATAAAGGTATACTTATGGCTCATCTAGAATTGCAAGGATTCGAAATGATGAGAGGTATTAAACAACCAAAGGGAAACGGTATGGGAGTTGAACCATTCGAGCATTATGATTTATGTTTGTCAGGTCATTATCATGCAAGTTCACAACAAGGTAACATAAGATACTTAGGATGTCAAATGGAATTCACATGGGCAGATGCTGGTGATCAAAAACATTTCCATATATTTGATACAGATACAAAAACAATTGAAGCAATACCTAATCCATTGACATTATTTGAGAAGATTTATTATGATGATACAAGTACAGATTACACAAATATTAATATAGATATATGTGCAGATAAATTTGTTAAAGTTATTGTAGGGAATAAGTCAAACCCATTTATGTTTGATAAGTTTATTGAAAGAATATCAGATCTTAATACACATGATCTGAAGATAGCTGAGAACTTCTCAGAATTTTTAGGTGAGAATGTACTCACTAATATAGAAGATATAGAAAATACAACTGACTTAATGGCTGGTTATATAGACGGTGTCAAAACAGATTTAGATAAAGACAAACTTAAAACTCTTATGAATAGTCTCTATAATGACGCCATAGACATGGAGATACAATGAGAACACTACTAATAATATTATTAACACTTACGTTTGGTGTAGCTGCTGAACAAATATGGACTGACTTTAGTCCCAAACCAGAGGCTAAGGTAATTGTAATTGATGACCCTCAAACTGCTGAGGTAATTATTATGATTAAAGATCCAGTGCCAATGAAAACTGAAGCTATTGTTAAAACGGAAAATGAAATTGACAAAGAAAAGTATAGACAATACTTTGAAGATGAATCATTAGTGCTTATGGTATTAGGTGGTCTTGAATATTGGAAAATGAATTGTGGAACACTAACAAGCACAGGTCAATACTTTATGAAATTAGCTATTAAAAAACATGAAATAGATGAAGAGGAAATGCATATGGATATGAGTTTCCAAACAGGTCTATTTGCAGCTACGTTATATAATAGTTGTGATCATTTTCTTAGTCAAGTAAAAACTATTGGATTAGACATGATGTTTATAAAAACTACACCACCACCAAACGGAGCTAAAGAACTTGATAATATTTCAAACCCTGAAGTATAAGAACTTTTTATCAACCGGCAATAACCCAATAACAATAGAACTTAATAAGAGTAAATCAACTCTTATTGTAGGTCGTAACGGGTCCGGTAAATCTACAATCCTTGATGCACTATCCTTTGCATTATTTGGTAGACCGCATAGAAATGTTAATAAAAATGGATTAGTAAATTCAGTTAATGGAAAGAATTGTGAAGTAGAAGTACATTTTGAAACAGCTGGCCATCAATTTAAAGTGGTTAGAGGAATCAAACCAAACAACTTTGAAGTATGGCAAAACGGTAATATGATAGACCAGCAAACAAATGTAAGGGACTATCAAAAATTCTTAGAGCAGAATATATTAAAGCTTAACCATAAATCCTTTCATCAGATAGTAGTCTTAGGGTCTAGTTCGTTTGTACCTTTTATGCAATTAAAGTCTCACGATAGGCGTGATGTCATTGAAGACCTTCTAGATATAAACATATTTAGCAAGATGAAGGTTATATTACGGGAAAGAAACTCTAAATCGAGGGAATTAGGTAAGAGTTCTAAAATATCGGTAGATGCTCAAAAGGATAAAATTGAATATCAAAAGAAACATATCGCTCAATTAGAGTCTATTAATGTGGATGCTAAGCAATCATTTGATGATGATATAGCTGATACACAAAGCAAGTTAGATATACTAAAGGATAGATTAGAAAAATATCCTGAAGGCCTTAAAGGTAATCTAAATTCTTTAAGGAAAGTAAGAGAAGGATTGGGAGAAGAAAAGGGAAGGCATACTCATGCTATGAATAAACTTGTAGATACAGCTAAGTTCTTTGAACTAAATGAAGATTGTCCTACTTGTACACAACCGATTAATCCACAATTAAAGACTGCAATGCTTATTGAAGTTAAGCAACAAGCAAAGATAACTCAAGATGCTATAATTCTAAATACAACAAAATATAATACTACCATTGATACTTTAGATGATGTACAAAATCAGCTTTCTGATATGACAGAGATTAGCTCTGAAATGAATACACATGCTAGTACAATGAGTTCATTATTAAGTAAACAAGTAAAAGAAGTAGATATAGCTGGTCCTACAAAGGATCTATTAGACATGCAAAATGATATTGATGATATGCGTGAGAACTTAGATAAAGCTAACGATGAGTTATTATATAATGACATAGCTGGTGAGATGTTAAAAGATACAGGCATACGAACTAAAATAATTAAAGAATACTTACCTGCAATGAACACTCTTATTAATAAATATTTACAAGTTCTAGAGTTTTTTGTAGCATTCCAGTTAGATGAAAATTTTCAAGAAACAATTAAGTCAAGACATAGAGATGATTTTGTATATGACAATTTTTCTGAAGGTGAGAAGATGCGTATTGATTTAAGTTTATTGTTTGCTTGGAGACAAATAGCTAAGATGAAAAACTCAACTAACACAAATTTGTTAATACTTGATGAGACATTTGATTCATCTCTTGATGAAGATGGAGTAGATAATCTAATGAAGATCCTATTGACTCTTGAGAAAGGCACAAATACATTTATTATTTCACACAAACCAGATATGCTTGAATCTAAATTAAAAGAGAAGATCATGTTCATAAAAAAGAATAATTTTTCTCAGATCGGATAAAAACCTGGCCTACTGACTGGCGGCCCGGTGGACCCATAGTTTCCTACACGAAAACAGTCACGTATGGTATAATAGTATATTAAATAATAAAAAAAGGAAATACTATGACTACAGATATGATAACTCACACAATGGATATTGACCCAAACATTTCAGTTTTTGAACTATTCAAAACAATAAACTTTTTTGGGGCTAAACTTATATCATTAAACGAACAATCTTCGTTACCATTACCTTCAATATCAATTGAAATTACTAAATCAAATTTAGACAAATTATTAACTCAAATATAATAATCACCTGGCCTACTGACTCGTCACTTCTGGACCCAAAAGTTCTTACACGAAACAGCCAACGTATGGTATAATAGATATATTAAATAATAAAAAAGGAAATAAATTATGAATAAAGCGATAGAAAAATTAATGAATGACTACCCTAATCAGGTTCACTTTTCAACATCTGAAATTAAAAAGGCAGCTAAAGATATTGGTGAAAATCCAAGATCAGCTTATACTTTTATTAAGTATAGAGAAAATTGTCCACAAATTAGTCGTGGTGTATATGACTTAACTAGCTTAATGCCAAAATCTGCAACTCCTAAAAAAGATGCAGCAATGTCTTATGCTTCTACTACTGCAGTTGCTTCAGTTTCTAATGATGAAGTTTTTGTTCCTAATTTTGATGATACATTTGTTGCTTGGGGTAACTTTACAGAACTTTTAAAAATAGTTAGATCAAGAATGTTTTATCCAACATTTGTTTCTGGACTTTCTGGAAATGGTAAAACATTTATGATTGAACAAGCATGTGCAAAACTTAAACGTGAATATGTTAGAGTTCAAATTTCTCCTGAAACGGATGAAGATGATTTAATCGGTGGATTCCGTCTTATCAAAGGTGAGACAGTTTTTCAAAAAGGCCCAGTGATTAAAGCTATGGAAGCCGGAGCAATCTTAATGATTGATGAAATTGATAGAGGAACTAATAAAATTATGTGTCTTCAAGGAGTCCTTGAAGGTAAGCCAGTTCTAATCAAAAAGACTGGACAAGTTATTGAACCTAAAGAAGGTTTCAATATAATTGCTACAGCTAATACGAAAGGTAAAGGTTCAGAAGATGGAAGATATTCAGCAGCTGGAATTATTGATGATGCTTTCCTTGAAAGATTTACAATTACTCTTGAACAAACTTTTCCAACAATGCCAACTGAAGAAAAAATTGTTATGAAGCATATGAAAAAATTCGAAGTTATGGATGAAGAATTTGCTAAGTTACTTGTTGGTTGGGCTGATGCTATTAGGAAAACATTTTATGATGAAGGTATTGATGAAGTTATTTCAACTCGTAGATTATGCCACATCGTTCAAACATTTTCAATTTTCAATAAACGTGAAAAAGCAATTGCTTTATGTGTAAATAGATTTGATGAAGATACTAAAGCTGCTTTTATAGATCTTTATGAAAAAGTTGATGCTACTATTAATAATCCTGAGCCTGAAGTAGAAATTGATTTAGGTGATGGGGATCCACATTATGATTATTCTGATTCAGATGATGTATGAAATTGATGGTGAGAATAGCTCAGTTGGTAGAGCCCCGGATTGTGATTCCGGTTGTCGCGGGTTCGAGCCCCGTTTCTCACCCCAAAAGCTTGGACTATGGACTGGCGGCCACCTGGACCCAAAAGTTCTTACACGAAACTCCCTTCGTATGGTATAATAGATATATTAGATAATAAAAAAGGAAATAAAAATATGAATGACATGAATAAAATTGCAGCTTTAATCCGAACTTTAGATAACGATCAATTAACTCAGATCGTAAATGTAGTCAAATCTCATCGTACGGTATTAGCCCAGGCAACTAAATTAAATTTATCAGTCGGTATGAAAGTTTCTTGGGGTGCTATGGGACACGGTACGGTTGATAAAATTAATCGCACTAAATGTATTTGCACTAGGAATGATGGTCAAAAATGGACTATCCCTATGACAATGTTGAGGATTTCTTAATATGAATTTATCTGCTCAAGAATATTTAGCTAAGCTATTAGCCAAGGAGAATTTATCGGTTCAACATGGTAATTACTCCACGGCTTCATTTGATGTTGAAAATCGTGTATTAAGATTACCACTTTGGGCAGACAAAGGAAAAGATGTTTATGACCTTTTAGTCGGACATGAAGTTGGTCATGCTCTTTACACTCCTGCTGATGGATGGCACGATTCTGAAAAGAAAATTGGTCATATCCCTAGAGCTTATTTAAATATTGTTGAAGATATTCGAATTGAACGTATGATCCAAGAGACATATCCTGGAATCATTCGTAGATTTAAATCAGGATATAAAACATTATTTGATGATAATTTATTTGGTACTGATGATAGAGATATTAATACAGCTGGTCTTATGGACAGGCTTAATGTTTCTTCAAAAGGTAGAGGTTATATTCCAGTTGAATTCTCAAATGAAGAATCTCCTTTAGTTGCTGAAGCTATGAAAGTTAAAACTTGGGATGACGTTATAAAAGTTTGTGAAAAATTATTTAACTTTGTTGATGAAAATGAAAAGGAAGAAGAAAAGCCTGAAGGTAATAACGCTACTTTTCCTTCTAACGAAATGGCAGGTGATGATGAAGCTCAAGCTGAAAAACCTGAAGGTACTACTCCTCCTGAAGATGATGAGGAAATGGAAGAAGAAAACCAAGGTCAAAATGGTGGAACTGATCCTGAAAATTCACAAGAAGAAAGTAAAGAAACAAAATCATCAGATAAACATTCCCCTTGGACTGAAGAAAATTTTAGAGAAAACGAAGAAGATTTACTTGAAACTTCAAAAGATGATCGTAAAGAAGACAGACAATCAGAATATTCTGCAGGTATTTCACAGGAAAATTTAGACAAGATTGTGTTTTCTTATAAAGAAGCAAACGATATGAGAATGGAATGGATGAATGATAACATAGACGAAATTGAATATAGTCCTTATGGTAATCCAGGTTGTGAAAATGATTGGGCTAAATCAAAGCCTGGATTGAACTCAACAGCTAATTTATTGGCTAAAGACTTTGAAAGAAAGAAAGCAGCTTATGAATATTCAAGAGCTATTACTGCAAAGTCTGGAAAGCTTGATCCATTAAAGCTTCATGCTTATAAAACTTCTGAAGATATTTTCCTTACAACTACTCAACTAGCACAAGCTAAATCACATGGAATTATGATGTTTGTAGATTATTCTGGTTCAATGTGTGATATTATAGAAGACGTAATTAATCAAACAATTACAATTGCAATGTTTTGTAGAAAAGTTAATATCCCTTTTGAAGCTTATTCATTTACTACTTCAGGTTGGTACGGACGAGATCTTCAACCTACCATTGAAGTTAAAGGTAATGAACTAGACGGCTTAACTAAAATAAAAGTTGTTGAAATGTTTTCTTCAAAAATGAATACTAAAACTTTTGAAGAAGCTGCTTATACTACATTTGCTTTAAGTAAAGCACATTCATATACTCGCGAAAAGTCATATTACTTACATGCTGGTAGACTTCATCAAGTTGATACAATGGGTTCAACACCTCTTATTCAAACTACGATTTTAGCAGCTAAACTTACTAAAGACTTTCAAAAGAAGCATTCAATTCAAAAGACAAATGTTATGATGCTTACTGATGGTTACCCAGATAGTGTTAATGCTAATGATGATGAACACGCTAATGTTAAAACTAATCGTAATTCAAAAATAATTAACTTTGATGGAAAACTTATTCAAGGTAAAGGTTCAAGAGAAATATACAAAAATGCTTTATTAAGACTTAAAGAAATTACAGGTGCTAAAATCCTTGGTTTCCATTTAGCTCATGATGCTTCTACTTTTGGTCAAGGTTATTGGGACATTGAAGAAAGTAATCATGACTTTAGAGATCTTGTAAAGAAGTGGAGAAAAGTAGGTCATAAAGTTTGGAAAAATCAAAAAGGTTATGATGATTACTTCATAGTAAAAGTTGGTCAAAAAAATATTGATGATGAATTTACTCCTAAGAAAGTTGAAACAATTAGAGACATTAGGAATGAATTTAAAAAATTCAATAAAACTAAAAAGCACACTAAACAATTAGTTGCTAAAATTTCAGATGCGGTAGCAGTATAATGAGTTGCTTATCATTATTACTAGCCGCTTCTATTCATGTTGGACTAGAAGGAGACTACCAAAACGTTCACCCTCATGTAAGATGTGAAGTTGAACATTCATTTTTTAATAGCACTATCGTAGGTGCATATTACAATAGCGAATCAAAAGTGTCCACTTATGTTGGACAACAGTTTGGTATCATTGAAATAGGAGTCGTAACTGGTTACTCTAGTTACTCCTTACTTCCAATGTTAAGGATAAAAAAGAATGGCTGGTATATATCTCCAGCTTATGAGAAAGACAATTGGGGAGTTGTATTAGGATATGAGAAAAAAATATTTTAATGCAGCTGTTTACTTTAACCCAATTCTATGATATAATATACTAATATTCAAATGGAGAAATAACGTATGACACAAAAATATAAAAACATGGGCTGGTTTCTAACAGGCTTTTTAATAATGACGGCACCACATGCCATAGCAGCAACAATTAATCACAGCGCAGTAATAAAAGATCACTTTCGTGAAGTTGTGTATTTAGAACCATACACAGTCGAAGTGTGTAGTCAACAAAAAATAACAAACCCTGATGATCTTATTAATGGAGCTTTTTGGGGAGCAATATTCGGTGCAGTTGTTGGTGATGTAGTAACTGATGGTGATGGTGGTAAACTACCTGGAGCAGTTATAGGCGCAGCAATTGGTTCAAATGAAGCAAAGAATAAAAGCAACACCACAGCGATGGTGTGTCAAACTGAAACACGTAAAACTTCAACACAACGTAATGAATACTCACATTCAACTATTCGTTTTGATTATGAAGGATCTTATTACGAAGTAGACTTTATTAAGAAATGAAGTTTAACGAACAGAAAAATATCCATGAGCTAACGCATTATGTTGAGGGTACTTACTCTAAACATTATGCTGCGGCTAATGGTATACAAAGTATGGATCTCATCTCAGCTTCTGGCTTAGGATTAGATTTTTGTCTTGGTAATGTATTGAAATATGCGTCAAGGTATGGTAAAAAGAATGGAGCAAATCGTGAAGATCTAATGAAGATCATGCACTACACTCTATTAGCAATTAATGAACATGACATAAAGGAGTCAATTGATGAAACTTAGTAATGAAATAAAAGATGTATTGAATAATTTCCAAACAATCAATAGCAATATCGCTTTAGGTGAAGAGGGAATGATTCGAACAATGTCTGTGTCTAAAACACTCATGGCAAAATCTCTAGTGAAGCTTAATATTGATGAAAATAACTGGCCATACGAATTTGGCATATATGACTTAGGTGAATTCCTAGCTTGTCTTAATATGTTTGATGATCCTACTCTTGATTTCGATGAAGAAAAAAGATTTGTAACAATTACAGATGGTATTACTTCATTTAAATATTATTTTTCTGAAGTTGGTAGCTTAACAGTTCCAACTAAAGATATTAATTTAGAATGTGATGACTTAATCTTCACACTTACACACGAACAATTAACTCAATTGCGTAAAGCGTCAGGTACTCTTAAAGCTAATCAGCTTAGCATACGCAAAAATTATAATGGAGCATTTATCGAATGTGTAATTCTTGATAAACAAAACCCTACATCAAATGAGTTTACTCTAAATGTAGCAAATTGCAGTATAAATACTTCTGCAGAATTTGATTTCGTATTTGATATAAACAATTTCAAATTCAAACCATCCGATGAATACGTTTTTGGAATAGACAAAAAACAAGTAGCATCGGTAATAGCCGGTAACACCAACTATTGGGTTGCCCTAGATAAAACAACAACATATAAGGAATTATAATGGCAAAGAAAGAAGAAACAACTGAAGCAGTTGATGCAGTTCCAACAACTGTACCTGAAGCACCAAAAGAAAACCAAGGTCTTAACCTAACTGATATTAGAGCATGCGTTACAATCATTGATATCGTAACTAAGCGAGGAGCATTTGAAGGTGCTGAACTTGCGGATGTTGGTCAAGTACGTAATCGTTTAGACAAGTTTTTAAATGCTGCAGCTGCAGCACAAGCTCCAGCTACAACTGAGGAAGCTCCTGCTGAGACTGAAGATGAAGTAACAGCGTAAATTTTTAATTATATTATGAGGTGTTTGTGGAAGAATTTTTATTCGTAGAAAAGTATCGCCCTAAAACTATTGAGGAGTGTATTCTCCCAAAAGGTTTAAAAGATATTTTTCAAGATATGGTCTCTAGGGGACAACTCCCTAACATGATGTTTACAGGTTCTGCAGGTGTAGGTAAGACTACAGTTGCTAGAGCTCTATGCAATGAATTAGATCTTGACTATATGATGATCAATGGATCCGAAGATGGAAACATTGATACATTACGTGGCAAGATCAAACAGTTTGCAAGTACTATATCATTACATGGTGGACAAAAGGTAGTCATTCTCGATGAAGCTGATTACCTAAATCCCCAATCTACTCAACCTGCATTACGTGGATTCATTGAAGAGTTTTCGCAGAATTGTAGATTTATATTAACCTGTAATTTTAAGAATCGTATAATAGATCCTCTCCATTCGAGATGTTCTGTATATGAATTCAACTTAGGGAACAAAGCTAAGATGGCACAGGCATTTATGTCTAGGCTTCAATTCATTCTTGATTCCGAAAAGATTACATATGACAATGCAGTTATTGCAGAACTCATTATGAAATACATACCAGACTGGCGTCGTGTTATAAATGAATGTCAAAGGTATGGTATGAGTGGTCATATCGATACTGGAGTTCTTGTCACTTTATCAGAGGCAAGTGTTCAAGGATTGATGGAAGATCTTAAGACTAAAAACTTTAAAGGAATGCGTAAATGGGTAACAGATAACATGGACGTAGAATCTGCAAAGCTTTTTAGAATGGTGTATGATAATATGATTATGTATGTGGCACCTAATAGCATTCCGCAACTGGTACTCATACTTGCAGATTATTCTTATAAGGATAGTTTTGTAGCTGACCATGAAATAAATGTGGTAGCATGTATGACTGAAATAATGTCACAGATTAAATTCAAATGATAATGTTTTTAGCGATTGCTATTCCTTTAATAGTAATCATATGTTTATTTTTTCAATAGGAGACTAATATGTTAACAGAACTAGCAAAATACTCAACAATAATTATTGCTTTAGCTATGGTAAATATTGTATGGCAATTAGAAAAGGCCAGCCAATTATTAAAAGCAATGACTGGCTTTTTAGAAAAAGGTTTAGATGATGAGTAGTCCATTTGATTTTATCAAATCGATATCCTCTACCAAAAAAGATATCATGGAAGATGAGAAAGACTACAATGCCTTTATGGTTAATCGTGGTCTATCTTACTTTCCTGATTCAGTAATATATGCCAATGAAATGAATATGTTTCACCATCTTGATTCCCGCCTGCAATACTTATTTCTTATAAATATAGTTAGAAAACGAAATAGGTTTTCCAAGTGGAATAAGGCTAGTGAATCAGAAGACATTAAAGCTATAAAATCATATTATGGATATAGCAATGAAAAGGCTCGTGATGTACTTCCGCTTTTAAGTAATGAAAATCTTAAAATAATAAGAGGAAGAATACAGCATGGCGGAATACAACGATGAATTGGTTAACTGGAAACCAGAAATGATGTTAGAAGTACTACTAGCAGAACCAGATGACTTCCTAAAGATACGTGAAACACTTACACGAATAGGTGTAGCATCTAAAAGAGATGCTAAGCTATATCAATCATGTCATATCCTTCATAAACAAGGAAGATATTTCATAACTCATTTTAAAGAATTATTCTTATTAGATGGTAAGCCATCTAACTTAACAGAGAATGATCTTAAACGTAGGAACACAATTGTAAAATTAATGGATGATTGGGGATTACTTGAAGTAGTTACTCCTGTTGGAGAAGTTGCAGCATTAAACCAAATCAAAATTATATCTCATAAAGATAAATCTGAATGGGAATTGTGTCCTAAATATAATATAGGTATCAAGTGAAACCTGTATAAATAAAAATGGATATGCCGAAAGGGTATTCATTTTATAACCTTGCTATAATATAGGAGGACAATTATGTCAAACTTAGCATTTAACTTCCCAAGGGATACGTTCCTTGGATTCGATCAACTTTTCGAAACACTATCAAGCGTACCATTTAACGGAACTACAGAAACACGTAGTGCTGGGTACCCGCCTTATAATGTTATTAAAAAAGATGATGGTCATTTTCTTATTGAGATTGCTGTTGCAGGATTCAGTAAAGATGACATAGACCTAACTCTCGAGAAGGGTATTTTAACGGTGAAAGGTAATAGACCTCATGCACCGGTAGATAGAGAGTACGCTCACCGCGGAATTTCTTCAAGGGGATTTGAAAGACAATTCACATTATCTGACACAATACAAGTTATTGGTGCAGACATTGTAGATGGTCTGCTTGTTGTTGCTCTGGAAAATAATATTCCAGAAGAGGACAAGCCACAAATCATTAAGTTAGGAAAACTAAACAAAACAGCAAGCTTGCTGTTGAGTTAAATTAACTAAGGAGCATTATGGCATATTCAGAAAAGGTTTTAGACCACTACAACAATCCACGCAATGTGGGTAAGATGGATCCCAAAGATCCTAACGTAGGAACTGGTATGGTTGGTGCTCCTGCCTGTGGCGATGTAATGCGTCTTCAAATAAAGATTGAAGATGGCGTATGTACAAATGCCGTTTTTAAAACATATGGCTGCGGTTCAGCAATCGCTTCTAGTTCACTATTAACTGAATGGGTTAAAGGTAAATCAGTTAAAGCAATTCAAGCAATTAAGAATACTGAAATTGTTGAAGAGCTTAACCTCCCACCAGTAAAAATACATTGTAGTGTATTAGCAGAGGATGCAATCAAGTCAGCTGTAAAAGATTATGTAGATAAACAACCAAAGGAACATAGATGATTGAAGAAAAAATTAGATTAATCCGATTAACATCGGGCGAAGAAATATTATGTGAATTACACGAACAAAGAAATAGAAAAATAACAGTAGTTAAAGATCCTATTTTGTTAATACCAAATGAAGGACAAATTGGCTTTATGCCTTATTTGCCTTATACTGAAATCGGTATCTTTGGACTTACAATAAAAGAGGAACATATTATGTTTAATGTTCAACCAACAGATGAGATGATTGATAAGTATAATAGCATGACATCTGCGGTAGTGACACCACCTATGCAGAAAATAGTTACATAAGCTGTTTACTTCTCCCCCTAACTATGGTATAATAGTACCATATGAATAAATCTTTTTATACACACGCTTTCCGTCATGGTAAAGTAATCAAATATTGTGGTTTCGAAGAAGGAAAGAAAGTCTCCTTCACGATTCCATTTAAACCAACTCTATACGTCACATCTAAAAAAGAAACTAATTGGCATGCGCTCGATGGTACCCCTGTCGATCCAGTTACATTTGGTAGTATGAGTGAAGCTACAGACTTTATGAAGCAATACAAAGATGTTCCTAACTTTAAAATCTTTGGGAATACTAATTATGTTGCTCAACATATCAATGAAGAATTCCCAGGCGATATCAAGTGGGATCGTAGTCTTATTAATGTTACTTCCCTAGATATCGAATGTAAGTTCGGTGAAGGCTTTCCTGACCCAGCAGATGCTGACCAGGAGATCACAGCAATTACAATGAAGAATAATATAGATGATATCTATTACACATTTGGTTGTGGTGATTATGATGTAGAAAAAGCTTTAATGCAAGATCATGAAGTTCGTTATATTAAATGTAATAATGAATATGAATTACTTCATAAATTTGTATATCAATGGTCGAAGTCTTCCCCTGATGTTATCACTGGTTGGAACGTAGAGTTCTTTGATATACCATATATCGTAAATCGTATAGCAAAAATACTTGGCGAAGGCAAAGAAAAACTCTTATCGCCATGGAAGATGATCGATAAACGAGATGTACAACAACCTTTTAGTAATCAAATGCGTGTTAAATATGACATAAAGGGTGTTACAACTCTTGATTATTATGCGTTATTTAAAAAGTTTGCATTTACATATGGTCCACAAGAATCATATAAACTTGATCATATTGCGAATGTAGTTCTTGGTGAGAAGAAGCTTGACTTTGGTGAAGCCTCAGACTTAAATGAATTGCACGCTAATGATTATCAAAAGTTTATTGATTATAACATTAAAGATGTAGAGTTGATTGACAGAATGGAAGATAAGCTTGGCCTTATTACCCTCTGTTTAACTATGGCTTATAAAGGTGGTGTTAACTATGATTCAGTTCTAGGGACTGTAGCGATATGGGATTCATTAATCTATAGGGATCTCCATTCAAGACACATAGCAATTCCACAAAATAATGAATCATTTAAAGGCGCTTATCCTGGTGGCTATGTAAAAGAACCTCAAGTCGGTATGCATGATTGGGTATGTTCATTTGACTTGAACTCCCTATATCCTTCAATCATTATGCAATACAATATGTCACCTGAAACTATATTAGTTGGCGCGGATGAACCAGGTGTCAATGTTGAATCTGTTCTCAAAGGTCATGTAAGGAACAATATTCCTGGTACGGCGTTAGCTGTCAATGGTGTTAGATTCGATACAAAAAAGCCTGGTGTATTACCACAAATAATTCAAGAAATCTATAATGAACGTGTAGGTCATAAACAAAAAATGTTGAAAGCTCAACAAGAGTTAGAGCTATGCACAGTAAAGTCAGATGTCTATGCTCTTGAAAAGCGTATAGAAATTTCAAAGAACCAACAATTAGCCCTTAAGATTTTGCTTAATAGTTTATACGGCGCAATGGGTAATAAATGGTTTAGATACTTTGATATGAGAATTGCCGAGGGTATCACCCTGACTGGCCAAGCAACTATCAAATGGGCTGAAAAGAATTTAAACAATTATCTTAATAATACTTTAAAAACTGATAAAGATTATGTAGTCGCAATTGATACAGATTCAGTATACGTCTCACTTGATGAATTCGTTAAACGATTTAAACCAGAAAATCCTGTTAACTTCTTAGATAAATTATGTTCTACAGCGTTGGAAGATGCTCTTACTAAATGTTATGATGAACTATATACAAGACTTGGTGGTGTAGAAAACAAAATGGTCATGGGTCGTGAAGTTATTGCTGATCGTGGTATATGGACAGCAAAGAAAAGATACATACTCAATGTACATGACAATGAGGGTGTTCGTTATGCTCAACCTAAATTAAAGATCATGGGTATTGAAGCAATCAAATCATCTACCCCAGCGATATGTAGACAAGCATTAAAAGATATGTTTAAAAGAATTATTGAAACTGATGAAGAAACAGTCCAAAGCGATATACGAAATTTTAAAAAGGTATTCTCTGAAGCCTCAGCTGAGGAAGTATCATTCCCTCGTTCTGTTCAGAATCTTAAAAAGTGGAATGATAAAGAAACTATATACAAAAAGGGTACGCCTATTCATGTCCGAGGAGCACTTATGCATAATGCATTAATAGATGATAAGAAGCTTCGTAACAAAGTAGAAAAAATACACGGCGGCGATAAGGTCAAGTTCACATATCTTAGAAAGCCAAACCCTATAAAAGAAAATGTCATTGCATTCATTGACTTTCTTCCAAAAGAATTTAAACTTGAAGACTATGTTGATTATAATCTTCAATTCGAAAAAACATTTTTAGGCGCAATAGAACCTGTCTTAACCGCGGTTGGATGGGAAAGTGAGAAAAGAATAACTTTGGAATCTTTTTTCAATTAACTATTTACATTCACATAAAGTATGTTATAATATAACCATATGAGTAAACTTGACTACGTAATATTAATTCTTTTATTTCCGTATTGGTTTATTTGTTATTTAAAGGAGAACGAATGAGTACAAATTGGGTAAGTGATATTAATCTTATGCACCAGAAATATGGTGTACATGAATGGATTAAACAAGCAACACCATTTCAGCTTAAGAAGTTTATTGAATTCCGCCTTGATTTTATCAAGGAAGAGTACGATGAGACTAAAGAAGCTCTCGTTATGGAAGATGCAGAAGAGATCGTTGATGGTCTTATTGATTTATGTGTAGTAGCTATTGGAACATTAGATGCAATGGGTATTAATTCAATCAATGCATGGAATGCAGTGTTAGAAGCAAATATGGCAAAGGAAGTTGGTAGAAAAGAATCAAGGCCAAATCCATTAGGTCTACCAGATCTAATTAAACCGGAGGGTTGGACAGCACCAAGTCATGAAGATAATCATGGTATTATTCCAACAGCATTTGATTCTGATATGTTTGATAGTGCTTTATTAAGACACGCTAATAATAACTGGGGAGGATTCTTTTCTCCAACAGAAGATGATGATCGTAATGAAGAAACTGATGCTGATCAAACTGAATATGTAGGTTATGAAGATGCTATTAAAAGTAGTAATGCTTATAAATCAAATTTAGAAGGTCAAAACATGAAAGAAAAATATGGTAGGGCAGTTGAAACAATGCCTGAATTAATCATTGGAACTCCTCCTAATACACTAACCACAAAAAAAGAAGATGAGTAAAAAAACATGGAATGATTTTATCGC